AAGAAATATTGTTATCGCAAGTATAGTAAGTATCATTCTAGTAGTTGTTTTAATGCCTCTACGTCATTCATATTCCTTACTATCAATCCAATCCCACCGTTATTATTTAAGGCGTTTAAAATGTTCTTACCACTATATTTCAAATATAGAAGCTAATAGAGTTTCATTTGGAATTAAGAAAGCTAATTTAATACTTTCTAAACTTGGTTTTGAGATTATTCATTTAGTTAAATTAAATAAAATAAGTGAAGAATAAAGTCATTATTTTAGCACTTTTATTGTTGTGTTTTTCAATTATTTTTAGTATATTCATAAACGTTTTACCAATTATTAAACAACTAATCAGATGAATTTTTATCTTCCAAATGACGAAAGAATTAATGTTAAACAAAGGGAGTTTTTGATAGCACATAATGAGTTGCCAGAGTTTAGTTATAAGTTACAAGTAAAGTATTCAGTACTAGGTTTTAGCTTTTGGAGAACAGTAAACAAGGCGGTTGATAGTAGTAGTTTAACGCCTTCAATGAGTATTGGTAAGATGAAGGAACGATTAATGTTAGTATAGTGGGATGGCTTATATGTTATCCGGTGTTATTTATTTTTTTATTATTTATAGGAAAAAGAAAGAATGAAAAAAATATTTGATTTAAGTAAATTAGTAAGTATTTCTATTAAAGGTAAAGTTAATACATGGGGATATTTTTATCATAAAAAATCAACTAACTGGTATGGAAAAGAAATTAAAGAAGGATTCTATTATTATGGAGAATTCCAAGGTAGTTCAGTAGAAATAGTTTCCAATAACAACAAATTAATGGTTGAGGATAATGTACTTTACTATAAACCTAGTGTTACATTAAAGTTTGTTGATGGTTCAGAGACTGTTAAATACTTCCAAAACTTTGCAATGGCTAATAAATTTGGTCACGAATTAGCTAGTAAACATTTCACATCTAAACTTGAAATAAAAGAATGAGATCATATTTTTTCTTTCACAACGAATTTGAATTATTATCACATCTTGAAGATGAAGATGGTTTTATTGAAATAGATGTTCCTTTCGAATTATTGGCACACATGCAATTAGATGATATGGTTACTAAGAAATTAGAAGGCTATACTGGCGAAGAAATAGAATTACATCTATTGGTTAATTCGAGAATGTTTGACTTCGTTAAAGACGAATTTTCGATACAATGTCAAATTGGTACACCCATAGAAGAAGGAGGAAGTAACTTAGGGTTTGGTCAATCTTTGAATTGATATGAATTTAGAATATAACATCGAAACATTAAAGGCGTTAAAAGAGCTTAAAAATAACTGGAATGGAGGAGATAGCGAACCTATACCACATAAATTTATTGATATAGCACTAGATCATATATCAAAGTTATTAATTCAACCAAAAGTTACGCCTTATGATAACGGTATTTGTTTTGAATGGGCGACTGGAAGCGACAATCTAATTCAAGTCAATATCTCAGACAATATTGAGTATATAGTTTCAATCGAGCAAGATTTGGTCTACGATCAAATAATTGAATCTAAATTTATCGGGCAGTACGTGAATCGGATATTAAAGCAAGAACTTAAAAATACGCCTTACTGATGTTAATTAACTCAAAAATAAATATAGGCGATTCAGAGTTATTTTTTTTAATCAGTAAGGATATAAGCTGGTTTCATGATAATTGTAAAACTCCTGATATATTGAAACTACTCCAAGTCCGAGATCATCTTGCCACTTGCTCATACAATTTAGCAAGTATTTGCGCTGATTTTAAAAGTAATTATAATACTAACTATTACATTCGTAAGATTGAAACAGCGCGTAAAAAACAAGGTTTAATTAATTCGGGGAAAAGTGCCGCACAAAGCGAAACGGATAGTATAGTAGCTATGTCAGATCATTTTAAAAACGAATTAGAAGCAGAAGCTAATAGTTATAAAGTAGATTTACTTTTAAAGCAAGTTAACAAGATTTTAGACGCAATGAATCAAAGAATAGCTTTTGCAAGATCAGAAGAATATACGGCTAGGAAACAAGAAAATAATGTTTAGTATTTGGTAATTAAAAAAATTAATTGTACATTTGAATTATGAAAACAACAAATTTATATAGCTATCTCTTTTGCTCGTGGAGTCGTAAGATTTTCCAAGTGGAATAGCTATATCAAATTTAAAAAGATATAAACTCAACTTGGTATAAAATCCGGGTTGAGTTTTTTTATGGAATTATAACTCAGTTGGTAGAGTGTCAGATTGAAGATCTGATGGTCATTGGTTCAAGTCCAATTAATTCCACCAATAAATACGCATGAATCGTTCAATGGTAGGACGGCAGACTCCAAATCTGTTCATAGAGGTTCGAATCCTTTTTCGTGTGCGAAATGGCTTTGTAGCCCAAATGGTAGAGGCAATAGACTTAGGATCTATTTAGTGAGAGTTCGAATCTCTCCAAAGTTACAAGTATAGCTCAATAGTCCAAAGGCAGAGACATCGGTCTTAAACACCGTACAGTATGGGTTCGAGTCCCATTTGAGCCACTAAAATAGATGGATGCAGCCGTGGTGGTAATCTAGTATTGAAAACTAGCGCAGTCAGAAATGACGGGGTTCGAATCCTAATTCATCTGCCAATTTAAATTGAGAAGTGCCGGAGTGGTTGATCGGGACGCACTGCTAACGCGTTGATCAGAAATGATCCAAGAGTTCGAATCTCTTTTTCTCAACAAAATGATAGTATGGCCGAGTGGACAAGGCATCCGATTGCAAACCGGACAACGTTGGTTCGAATCCGACTATTATCTCAATTATATTCCAAGGTCGCTCAGCAGGAAACGGCGCAAAACTGTAAATTTTGTAATCCGCATGGATTGGGAGTTCGAGTCTCTCTCTTGGAACTATTTTTATTTTAAGCTATCTTAGCGATTTAACCCACTTCTAATATACTTCAAAAGGTGGTCAATTAGCTCCAAAATAAAAAACCATGATAGATTATACTGTCATGGTTTTTGCAATACATACAACTAAACAAAATGAATGAAACGCGTCAAACAAATTATATCTATAATACTTTTATGATCTTATTATATAGATCAGTTCTTTCAGCTAAGTGCGAATTCCCTCCGTTAATCTTACGAGTAGCACCTTTAATATCTTGCTTATCTGCAAACAAATTTAGTTTATTTTTACGCCAATAAAAAGCACCTGCATAAAGGCTATTTTTAGGCTCTATAACAGCATCAGGATACTTAACAAAGTCATTGGATAAGAATACACCTAAATTATCAGTAAAGTCTCTATAATTAGATTTTCCGGTCAATTGAATCGTTCCTCTTCCAATATATTTCCAACCATCTCGTGATTCAAAATTTCCATTCCCGTTTTTATTTTCATAAGATGTACTAGCAATTAATTCTGGTTTTTTTTGAATAGATATTGCTAATTTATTGGGAACTTTAATCTTAGATAATGGATTAACGGCATATAACTTAGGCCAAGTATTAGCTAAGCCTTGCGCTGAATACATTAAATTTTCAACGAACTTTGTATAATATTGTGACTCAACACCAGTCTGAGCAAAGAATTGAGCTAAACGCCTTTCATTAGTTAATTCACAATACTCAACTACCTCAGAAAAATATGGGTCGAACTGCCCTATTTTAGAACCTTTAAAGATTTGTTTTATTTCGTTCGGTATCATAATCAATAAATTTCTGTACCAGATACATATGTCAAAACAGTTGATCCACTTGTAGAACCAACAATGCGGCAAAGAGCACCCGCTGGAATAGTAGCCGATAAGCAAGCCGTTTGAGCTGTTACTGAATTTAAAACAACTGCTAAGGTAACAGTATTTGAGTTCATTAACGTTCCTGCATTTATCCAAGTGGAACCGCCATTAGTTGAATACTGTAAAACAACTGAACCAGAAGATGCGCCCCCAATAGTAGCAGTACAAGTAATCGTAATATAATAATTAACATCAGCTTGCAATGTTGCAGAAGGTGTAAACGTAGTACTATTAATAGGTCTTGTTACAGCGTTAATAGTAGGCGTATATCTTCCCGGAATATTTAAAACACCAGTAGAGTTATTATAAGTAGCAGCGGTTAAATCATTTCCTGTTGTTGTTAAACTTAGTGCAAGTCTAGCCTTTGTATCTGTGTATCCATCGGTAATGCCATAACCTGACATTGTAGTTGGTTTACCTGTAAGACTAGAAAATGATTGAGCCGGAACAGACGATATATAACCTGACGGATTACTTGAACTATACCCATCCGTAATTCCGTATCCCGATAATGTTGTAGGCTTACCCGTCAAGCTACTAAAAGTTTGATTTGGGACACTTGAAATGAAGTTAGCTCCGTTGGTAAGCTGATTTGTATTGCTAGGGATAGAAGGCTTATTTAATATTTGTCCTAATCCACTAGAAGCATTCCAATCAGCATTAATTTGAGCACTAGGTATACTTGGAAGTCCTATAAGGTCTGAATAATTACCTGTAATAGAAACAGTACTAAGGGTTGGTTTCCCCGTTATTGATGCCCATGACTGAGCCGGAATAGAACTGATATAATTATTTGGGTTGCTTGCTAAATAGTAAACAGATAAATTCGGTTTATTTAGTATTTGCGACAGTCCAGAAGAGCTATTCCAGTCAGTGTTAACAGGTGAACTAGGTATAGTAGGAGTCCCGGTTAAATCGCTATATAAGCCACTTGTGGCGACTGTTGCAAATGTAGGCTTACCAGTTATAGATGAATAGCTTTGAGCAGGCACAGAGCTTAAATAATTAGCGTCATTTGCGAATGCAGAAACATTACTTGGAATAGTCGGGATAGTTGGTTTCCCTGATAGATCAGAATATAATCCAGAATTAGCAACAGTAGAAAAAATAGGCTTACCCGAAACAGACAACCAAGTAGGAATATAATTAACTGATTTCCATTTTCCTGTTGTGTCAGATATTGCTAACCTTTTATTAATTCGATTAGACAAACTAACAGTATCTGGAATTACAGGTTTATTTAGTATTTGTGATGTGCCTGAATTGGAATTCCAATCCGAATTTACTTGTGATATTATTGTAGGCTTATTGGATAAATCATTATAACTACCTGACGTTGCAACCGAGCTAAATGTAGGTTTGCTAGTTACATTAATCCAAGATGGAACCCAGTTTATTGAACGCCAATGGTTACTAGTATCTGACTTAGATAACTTGGAATTGATAACCGTTTTCATAGATGCAATAGAATCACTAGCAACAGATATTTTCATATAAGGCGCATTATTATGAACCAAGCTATCGTGCATCCATTTCATTTGAAACGCCCTTATTTTAATTGAATCTTGCTTAGCTACATAAATCCTATTGCCCGTACCTAACCATAAAAAATTACTTACAGTTGTGTCTTTTGGGATAGCTTGCGTTGAAAGTAATGTTGCCGCTTGTCCGAATACTACATTGGATACGAAAATCAATGCAATAGTAAAAAATAAACTTTTCATGAGTACTGATATTTGAGTTAGTTAATTTTCTCGTGTATCAGTGGGTTATTTCATTAAGATCCTTTTACGATCCAATACATTCCATTATGAATAATTTCACTATTTTCACCTGTCATTAATGTCATAGTATTAGCTAACGCGCCAGATATATAAAAATCATTTGAACCACTAAAACTATTAATAGTAACAGTTCCTACACCTGTATTAAGTAATGTTAAGGCTAATCCCCCATTACCAGTTAAAGTTGGCATAGTCCAAATAGATGAAGTAGAGCCAGTGTATGTATAAACTCTATTTGTGCTAGTTAATGACAAGGTACTAGCAGAAGATATTGTTGTTTTTAATTTGATACTAGTAGAAAATACAACTAGACCATTAAAAGTAGTCGTTCCATTAAGTGTTTTATCACCTAAAATAGTTTGATTTGTCGTTAAATCTGCATAACTTGTATTAGTCGGGATAGCAGGAAATGTTACCCATTGTTTAAGACCGTTCCAGTACTGACCACTCGATCCACTAGTAATAGTCGGTTCTTGTATAACATTAAGTACATTCCCTAACCCAACTTTTGATTTAGTTAATGTTAACCAACTTGGATCTGTATAACTACCTGATAATTGAACGCCTGTTGATGTTGTCAAGGCATCCGTTATACCGTAACCATTAACTGTTGTAGGCTTAGAAGTTATTGATGCAAATGAATGGGAGTGAAGAATAGGCGCATAATAAGTATCAGCACTAGCTTTTGTTAATCCATTAGATGTGATATAAGGCATTAAGTCTGTTTGATCTGTAATATCGCCTTCTATAAAACCCCAAGTACTGGCAGGATTTAATTCAGCATTGATATTAACTATTGTTTCATCACCTATAACAACTTGATTAGTTATATCTTGATAATTACCCGGTTTATTAGTAGTAACACAATCACAAGCGATAATACTAGCACTACCATCTAAAATATATATAACAAAAGGATTTTTAAGTAGCTTTAACTTATCCGAAGAAAATACAATAGAAAGTAACTGACCATTAAAAGATAATACAGGTTGTATATCATCGCCAGTAATTACACTATTATCTAATTTCTTATTTAACCTAACAGAAATATTAGACACATCGAAAGTATCGGGAAATGAAAATTTAATCGATATATTATTATCGACAAATAATTCTATTTTCCCTCCGTATGACGGCTTGTTTGATATAATACTTTCTGTGTTCATTGTGTCATGTTAATTAATATTTTTTGTTTTTCCCTAAGAGGAAGGGTGAGGGATAGGTGGGTTGCCTCAGCGGTTATGTAATTTCATTAATCACTGTCAAATCCTTTTTAAATTGAGAATAAAAAGGAAGTGTTTTTATGTAATTATATAATCCGGTTTTCATTAATGCGTGCCCATACCCACCCGGATGTAATCTACTTCCTAACACTCTTTCCGCATTAGTAAAATTTAAATCAGCTGTTGCGGTAGCATTAAGCGCAAACGTTGTACTTAAATCAAAATAAGACAACTTCATAGCGGGATAAGGTTTATTGTTATTAGCAATGTCACTTAAAACAGCACGGTAATTTGGCAGTGTTGATCTTGCAGCAACATCTGTTACTGGGTCGCCTAATAAAATAAACTGTGCATCAGGATTTAATCTGTATAAATATTTCAGAATTGCCATGTAATTAGCTCTAAATGTATTTATATCTAATGCCAACCCTGCATCATTGGTGCTTGCTTGAATGGTACAAAAATCAAATTTTATAAAGTCGTATCTATGAGATAAAACTTGTTCTAAAATTGCAGTGGATGTACTGCCCCCAAATCCATGATTAATATATCTAATATCAATACCATCATTCCTAAGCTGATTTTTAAGCCTTGCATTGTAATAACTATCACCCTTAAAAAGGATATTAGTGGTAACTTCATTTCCTAACCTTGACCAACCAATCGAATTTGATATAGATAAATAAGTATATCTGGCATTCAGCTCTAATGATGATGTTATATACTCAATTGCTGCAACTAAGCTAACATTACAGGCCGTTGCAGATGTTTGAGTTACGGTTAAATTTATATAACCGTTTTCAAATATCACAGTATCTATTGGGATGTTAACTATTGCATCTTTCCCGTCAATAAGTGTCCTTGTCATTGTAAGAACTTCTGGATCATGATCACCCGGAATTGATGATTTCCTCATGGTCACCGTTGCTGTACATCCGCCTCCGTTATTAATTAACGACAGCGACTTCAATAACCCAATCTTACCCATAACTACTCTAATCTCCCCTGAACTTACTTGATTCAAGGTTGTTGTAGCTACTGCAATATGGGAAGTACCATAAACTCCCTCCGAGGCTGCTATATCTTTTATTCTGGTATAGATATTACCAATTCTCCCCCCTTCCTTCAACCCATTAGAGGCATTAGCGCCGTCTGTAACAGATGTTCTAAAAGAATCAAAATAAGATTGTGCTGCACTAATAATTACACTACCACCATTTTTTATAATAGTGGATGCGTTAAAAGCATTTGTTAACTTAGTAAAAAATGATGTTACTCCATCTATCTTTAATGCCATTTCTATGTATTAGTTAAATAGTCAGGGTCTAAACCTAAAAAAGCCACTTTCTTTCCAGAAGGTAGCGCGGGATTGTATATGTAAAAACTTGGTAGTCCTTGATTGTAAGTAGGCGATACAGGATCATCATCTAAGTTATAAGCAGTATCAGCTATAACATCAATACGCCTGAATAACGAACCAGTAAATAAAGGAACCGCATCATTATAAGTAGCGACTGTAACACTTGCATTGGATATAGCTACTATTTGATCCCTTGCCGCTTCTGACGCTATTCTAGCCGTAGTACTTAATCCTGCTTGTGTTGTTGATATTGCCGCCTGATTAGTTGATATAGTAGCTTGATTCGTTGCGGTTGTTGCTGAATTATAAGCGTTAGTAGCAAATGTTTGAGCTGAATTTTTAAATGTTTCAGCATCATCAGCCGCTTGTTCAGCACGTTCTACATAAACTTCAACTAACAAGGCGTCTATTACTTCAACAGATACAGAAGTAGCATCGCCAAGGATTACATTAAACGTTTGCAATACAGGGGTTCCACCAGAGGATTTCAACTCAACTGTTGCACCTATTATAGCATTTGCGCCTTTATATATGAAGATTTGAAAAATAGGAAGATTAATAGAAATAAAATCTTCTTTTGTAAGTGTAGCAGTAACCGTTTGACCTGATACTGAAATAGAAACTAATCCAGTATGAAATCGTTCTTTGTAGTATAATTTAGAAGTAATGTTACTTATATCGTATCCATCAGGAAATAAAAATGATAATTCCAGACTATGATCACGGAAGGCGTAAATTCTTGGTATGGAACTCGGTAAATTATTTGGATTGATCATTGCTCTGTCTCACGGTTCTCTTTCACTTGCAAAACAAAGATATAAATAAATTTGGTTAACTGAAAACAGTTTCGTATAGTCTATCTGAAACCGAATATTTTTTTAATCCAAGATCGTTTATGAGTACAAGAATCTACTTTAACTTCTGGCATATTTAAGTTAGCTTCTAGTTTAACTGAATCACCACTAGGAATAGGTTGAATTATTTTAGATTCAGCAATTAAAAGAGAATCGTAACGTAATTTTGAAAGAGTATTAGATAAAAGTATATTCTGATTAACAAGTATCTTTCTATTACTATTGATTATTCCAGTTACTTTTTTGCTAGCCTCGGTTCCTTCTGGAATTTTATCTATCTTTAAGTTGAAAGAATCTAGTTTTGATTGAATAATAGAGGAATCATTTTTAATTGGCAAAGTAAGATTAGTAAACCTCTTTTTATTTGGAGATTCAATACTTAATGTCTGAGAAGATACTATTACCTTGGGATTGCCTATGATCGCCGTTAAGATGAAAATAGTTATCATTATAACATCTATTTTAAGGAATCGCAATTGATTTCGAGACATTATTAATTTGTTTTGTGATCTCATGATTTCTCTTTAAGAGTTTCCTATTACTTTGTGTGGCGTTTAATCTTTCTTGATCTGCTTCTTCTCTTGCGTCTAATTTTTCTTGCAACTTAGCATTAGCCATGTTTAAAAGCTCAATGAATTTATCTCTGCTTTTATCATTGTCTAATCTACATTCAGATAGACTTACTTGGAATACTTTATTAAGGCTATCTTCCCTTAAACTTTGTAAGCGATCCACTTGTTCTAACCTTCCTTCTAACACAGTTATTCTTGCTTCGGATTTATTTGAAATGTATATCATCCCCATTATTCCGGCAAGTAAAAGTGTTATATTTAAACTTCTCGGAGGTAAAGAAGTAAGATACTTAATTATATTCCAGTTCATCCAAACGCTGAATTAAAGATACTAAAAATCTATTCCATATATTCGTAATTATCTAGTTTACAGTATAATTACGTAATTTTACGTATACTAAATTTATTAAAAGGTAATAGATTTTAAAGTCCTATTTTTACCTTTGCTTATATTGATACATAGTGTGTAAATTTTGCCCTATAAAAATACTTATTATCGCATAGTTACTTTTAACTAGCCAAAGGAGTATTGAAATATTTTTCAACAGATTCAAATCCTATTTTAATTCTTTTCTCAATCCATTCTTTTGATGGGTCTAATGTTTTACCTAAAACAGAATTGCCTAATTCGTCCGTTTCAACTTCTACATTATTCAATTGAGCGTATACTATTTTTTCGCCTATTCTGACATTCTCATATTTAAAGGCAATGTCATTCCATTTAGTAGTAGCCCGGATATCGCGTGAAAAGCCCTCGTTTAATAATATATCTATTGATAAACCGGCTTGTTTAATTAAATTTTTCTTACCTTCGTCTATTGTCTGTTTAATAGTATTACAGTTCATCGCCCATACAATATGATCGAATGAAGTTGTAATATTAGCGTAAGCCAAAGCAAGAGGCGACGAACTTCTGAGGCCTCCATCCACAGCATCATAAATATAACTTCCGTCTTTTAATTGAATCTTTTCAATAGGTTTCCAGAGAAAAGGAATAGTACTTGAAGCAGTTAGTGCAAGAGCTAAATCTTTATCAGTTTTAAATGACTTATGACTAAGATTGTAAAGTGATCCATCCCGTAAAGAGACAAGCGTAAAAAACATAGGAATCTGAAACTCTGATTCTTTTACGTGTTGAAGTAACAATTCTTGTAATGGCGAATTATCCATTACGCTTTCTATTTCATTGAAATTTTTACCTACTCTTTTAATAAAACCACTACGCCCTTTTTTAGTAAGTAATCTTATTTTATCAAAAACATCAACGCCTGATAATAAAACATCTTCAATTTTATCAGCATCTATTTGAACGCCTCCATCTTTTAATTGAGCTAAATATCCTTTGGTAATAATATCTCCATTCCCATCACCAACTTTATCCCATAAATCAAATAGAAGATCATATTTCTTCATAGATATAAGAGCCGAGTTTAAAGTCCCCACACTTGTAGAGGTCAATAAAACCGGCTCTATATTCCTTGATAAAAAACTTTTTATTGCCCCCACTTGCACAGCCCCTCGGAAGCCTCCGCCGGGATTCACGAGCACATGTTTCATTTCCATATCTTTCCCCTCTATCTATCTCACTATACAAACATAATCACCTAGTTACAAATGTACTAAGATTAAGGTATTAATAAAAGTGAAATATTTTGACTGAAAAGTGATGTTTTAAAAATAAATTTGTAATAAGTATTGTATATTAAAATAATATATTACCTTTGTTTATGTCCTCAACAAAGAGGGCGTTTAAACAAAAAGGTGATGGAAGTGAAATACAAAGTAGGGACTAAATTTATTCCAATTTCAAAAAGAAAAGATACTCATACAATTATTGACATTTACACTACAAGGAATCTAAACAATGATATAATTGAAATTGAATACGCTTGTCAACATCAATTCATGAAACAAATAGTAAATTCAAGGGTTATAAGAACTACGATTGATAGGGCGCAAATTATTTTCTTGCCAGAATAAAAAGGTACTTATAAATACATAAGAAAAACATCAATTAAAGCATAATAAAGGTCTTTTTTGAGATTTTAAACCAATATGACATTATCGCCACAGTTGAATGAGATATGTGCCTAGGCAATCCACTAATAATAAAAAAAATATTATCTAACCCATCTTAGTATTTGCTATTGCGTAATATATATTGTATCTTTAAGTCATTACAAATATATAATATACAGATGGATAAACCATACATAAAGCAAGTGAAAACAAATAAGATTAGAGTATTCGATCCTGAAAATATTTCTAATGATGAGATTTTAACAGAAGGTCAAGAATTTGAAATGATCAAGGAATATGCGGTATTCAATAAGGCTGATGAGTTCCTTAGAGTTTACACTAGAATTCAAGGCGTTATTTTTGATCTAACGGAAACGGGAATTAAAACTTTCTTAGCTATCTCAATTTCTAATTACGGAAAGGATAATAAAATAATTCTGGTTAAGTCAGTTAAAGAAGAATTGGCTAAGATTATTAAATGTTCGTTGCCAACAATTGAAAAGGGCATAAAAGAATTAGTTGAGAAATCTTTATTATCCCGGTCAGCTACTTCAACCTATTTAATTAACCCTGATTTGGTTTATTCGAAAACTGACAAGGAACGAGAAAAAGAGATTGTATACAATATTCTACTAAAATATAAAGGTAAATAATTTAAAAAACTATGATGAATCAATTAATGCAAGATGTTTTAATGTGGGCTTTAACTATATCTTTGTCAATTGTACTAATAGGAAGTTCGATATATGCTGTTATAGCTATTCATAATATGATAAAAGCTGATAATGACAGATGGAAAGATCATAAATCTAAATTTAAAAACTATGGATAAAAAAACTAACCAAATTAGTTGCACACACAAACGCAATGAATAGTATTTGTATATCATGCGCTATATGCAATCAAGGTATACCTGTTGATTATAAATTTATTGGCGTTGGAATTCAAATCTGTTCTGAATGTAAAAGTGATTTAAGAGAATATGTATTAACTAAACGAAAAGAAAAACAATGAAAAAACTATTAACACTATTTATCATCCTTGTTTTATCATCATGTGAGAAACAAGAAATAAACACTGAGATTGAAAAGTCAGAAGTGGGGTATGTACAATTGGAAATTCAAATGCTTTCGGGAGAAGTAGAAACAACTCAAATATTATCACTGAAATGAAAGACTTACTAAGAGGTGATTTGGTTAGAGATTCAGAAAGCGGCAATGTTTATAGTTTTATAACAATGTTCAGGGATTTGTATTTAGTTACTAATGCCGGAATAAATGAACACCCAGAACACTATTACTTTTTTGCTCTAAATAAAGTTGAGTGTATTGAGCCTAAAAGTGGAGATATGGTTTATACTATTGATAATTATGGGCAAAAGAGTCATTGGGCATCAGAGTTTATTGGTAAACACGGAGAATTATATGTCTTATATGTAGGAGAAAATGGAGGTAGTGATCCATATTTTACATCTGAAAAAGTAGTTGTTGCTAATATAAAGTTCCATGGAGAAACCCCCACCGAAAAATGAATTACTCGTTAAAACAAACTTTAAAAAGTAGTTTCAAATGGTTCTTTATTTTAGTTGGATGTGTCGCCTTATTTTACGGATGTGATTATTTGGAAGAATTAACTTATCCTGATAGAAATTGGAATTTAAATGTTCATTACTGTAACGGACAATCAGAAATAATATCATATGTGTGTGATCAATATCCTGACATAAAAACTATTCACGAATCTGTACCAATTTTATACACTTGTTATAGTTCCAGAAGATTGAATGTTTGCAGTTTTGAAGTTATATCTAACGAACCTATCAAAAAATGAAAATAATAATCGCCATAATTTTAAGTTTAATACTATTCGTTTTAATATTGGCTTGTTATATTACAGCAGATAACAACGACAAGATATTAGACTTAATGATTGAAATGGGGGACGAATTTAACCAAAACGGAATGACTGAAAAATATCATTTATGTGATATTAAAATTAAAAAATTACAAGAGGAAAATAATACTATCTATAACAAATTAAGTTTCTAAAAAATGAAAAAATTACTATTATTTATTTTAACGCCTTTTATTATCAATGCTCAGACATTAACTGTTTCGAGTGACATAACTTTAACAACTGGAAATTACGGTGTCGTAGAAGTTAAAAATGGGGCAAAGATTACTATTGACGGTGATGTGACATTTGGGAATATTAATCCTTTGAATAGTTCGTCTGTAAGTATTACAACTACAACAAAAGGCGTTCTTCATTTAACATCATCATTAAATATGAACGGGAATTATACTTTTACTAACAATGGTAAATTATATAGTTCAAATGTTGAAATGCAAAACGGAACTACTGTTTTTAATAATTACGGTGAACATATTGTATCAGGAGATATTCAGATAACCTCCTTAGGTAGCAAATATTCCAATTGTGGGACACTTAAAGTATCTAACTTTACAAATATTCATCAAGGTTATTATAGTGCTTGTAATTGCGGCATTTTAGAAACTAATGGATTAAATGTTAATTCAGCTAATCATGTAAGCGGAAAAGGATCTATCAAAGTAACTGGAAATTTAAACCTTAATAATTCACTAACTACGGATAATACGATACTTTTCTGCTATAATGGTAATATTAATCAACCTCAAAATCTAGGCGCGTCTATTCGTACTTGCGATAATACTTGTACACCAACGCCTTTAAATTTAAAGTATTCTGATTTAAAAGTTACTAAGGTTGATAATAAAAAATACGCTTTAACATTCAGAGTTTTAGAGAACACATCTGTCAAAGAAGCAAGATTAAAGTTCTCTACGGATGCTAAAAACTGGACTGTTATAAAAGTTATTCAATCAAAAGAATTTTTAGTAGGTAAAGTATATAAAGCTGAGTTTAGTATTTTCAACTAAAAAATAAAACAACTAGACAAATGAAAGATGAATTAGGGGATAGAATGAAATCCCATTACGAAAGTAGAGCAAAAGTATTTTTACCAAGAAGGTCATATACATTGATTAGAGTTGACGGGAAAGCCTTTCATACTTACACTAAGGGATTGTCTAGTCCATTTGATGAGGCACTAATGGAAGACATGGATAATACAGCCGCTTATCTTTGTAAGAACATTATGAATGCTAAATTTGCCTTTGTTCAATCAGATGAAATTAGTATTTTAATCACAGACTTTGAAGATCAGAATACACAAAGTTGGTTTGATAATAACTTGCAAAAAATGTGTAGCGTATCCGCATCAATGGCAACATCTAAATTCAATCACCTACGATTTGCAAGAAATTTTGGGTACATGGGATTAGAAGAAGTAGAAAAATTTAAATTAGCTGAATTTGATAGTAGAGTATTCCAAATACCACAGAAAACAGAAGTTGAAAATTATTTTATTTGGAGGCAACAAGACACTGTAAGAAATAGTATTCAATCCACTGGTCAATCACTTTATTCTGCGAAAGAGTTGCACGGTAAAAATATGAGTGAATTGCAAGAGATGATTTTTCAAAAAGGCGTAAATTGGAATGACTTTGAGCCTAAATTTAAAAGAGGGCGTATGATAGTAAAAGAATCATATCAGAAAGAAGAATCTATTCGCACAAGATGGGTTTCAATTGAAGTTCCAATATTTACACAAGAAAGAAATTTTCTATCTGATAAAATAGGAGATAATATTTAAAAAATAATCCCGTAGTTAAATTAATAGCTACGGGATAAATATTTTTTATTCAATTTTTACTTTTATTTGTTTATCTAATCCACCCCCTGAATTTTTCCAAGTGTCCCAATATCCCTGAGTTCCAGAATACGAAGTGATTTTCCATGAAAATGGATCTCCCTGTGGTGTTGAAGTGATTTCTTTTTTCTGAATGTAATCTTTTTGAAGTGAGTACAAAGCAGGAGCCAAGTCGTTAATATTATTTCTGCGTCCTCCATCGCCGGAAGAGAATGCCATTGAAAGGAAAAGATAATCAGCTCCTCTTTCAAATCCCGATTTTGCATATTTCAAAAACAATCCGGAATTTATTGGTGTTCCATATTTACTATTTCCTTCTGCACTAATATCTTCTGGATCAAACTCAAATGCAACTTTAGAATTTGGGAATGTTCCTCGGTTAACATCAATAGCAAATATCTTTCTATCCAGATCATAGATTGTGCCGCCGTCAGAACTGTATACACCGTCGTTTCCTGCGAATATTTTATTAAGTGGATATGTTCCAATCCAGGCACTTTGAGCCGCACCAGCATCGGGGTATACGCCCATAGAAAACCCGCCACCGGCTTGAATCCCTTTCCTAAAAGCCTCCTGAACATTAGTAAGACCTTGCGACATAAAATTGTACCAAGCCTTTCCAATTGGGGAGCTGTTCCAGAAATTGCCGGTATCCCATGCGTTATTAGGATTTGGGGATATAGGGGCCGGAGCGTCAGGTAATCCACGAGAAGCAAGGTAAATCTTCCAAGCGGCTCGATCTACTGGAGCATAACTGGTAAGACCTATCGTGGTCGCCCAAATGCTTCCATCACTTTGAAGGTCAAAGCGCTTCATGGTGGGCATAAAAACTTCTTCAGTTTCGCCATAACCGCTTCTGATCGGAACCTTAAAACCCTGATACTTTACAAGGACCTGAGCTAAATGCTTGGTGGCATTCTCTAGTTTGGCAAGAGCAAGCCAAGAGTTGGGGGCTAGTGTATATTTATTGTTTTCAATAACGAAAAGGCTATCAACCACGTTCCCCCATTGATCACGAACACCACCAGCATGCGCCATATCGGAACGAGGCAGGAAATTATCTTTCAGCTCTCGGTAAGGCCAAAAGAAAACGTACATTTTTAGGTTTCTAGCCTTACACCAGTTTATGGCATCAATCAGCTTGTCGTCGCGAAATTGACCTTCTTTTGGCTCGTAATCATACCATCGTACAGTTAACGTAACTGCATTAATCCCGGAAAATTTCTCCCCGTTATATTGCAAGCTTTGGAAATTATCAATACGGTCACGCCAGTCTTTATTGATACCCGTAATATCATTAATATCCCAACCATAGCCGGTCATGTTCATTATGATATTTCTATCAGAGGCAACAATAGTCGGAGGAACTACAACAGGAGGAGTTACAGCTCCGGTGTTATCGGATATAGAAAAAGGAACTTCAACAGGAGCTTGCGTGCAATTTATAGCAGTAAGCCTTATTTTATAATTGCCGTTGGCTTGTTCATTAAATGGAAAGAACAGCGTATTGCTAGTAGGATTATAAGAAGTGCTTTTTATTGTAACATTTGCATTGTTAACTAATTCTAAGGTTAATGCGGTTAAATTCTCAGCATCAAATTTTACATATACACTAGATTTTGTGACATTGCTAATTACAAATGATATTTGTTTTGTACAGTTAGGTAGTACAACAACGGGCGGAGATGTATCAGAAGAAATAGTAAACTGTCTAGTTGATTTTCCAGTACAATTTAATCCTTCAAATGTTAAAGTATAAACACCTGATTTTAGTGGCGTTGGGAATTTAATAACAGGTTGATTATTTGTAGGAACCAGACTATCTACAATTAAAACATTATCACCATTTATAGTATACTTTATTTTAAATACATCTTGCCCGTCAAATTTAGGTGTTATACTTGTTGAAGTTATCGCACTAATGCCTAGTATCTTCGGGCCTCTCTTGCATGTATCCATTACAGGGACTACAACAACTGGATTACCCTTGCTATTTGAAAGGCTATCAATCTTTTTTTGTTGAGCCGCTATTTGTGATTTAAGGCTAGAAACATCACTCTTAACTCCATTAATTTGCGCTTGTGTTGCGAAATCAGAAAAGTCAACAGTAGGGAATACTGTTCCGGGCTTTAATTGCGCTTGACAATAACTAGAAAAGATGAGTAATAAAAAAAGTAACTTTTTCATGTGGTTATTCAGATTTGATTGTGATAATCTTTTTCACTGTTAATTGCAATAGGCACTCATAACCGTCTAATTCAAATTCACGGTCAAATAAATTTACTTTCTTTTTTTCGCCTGACAATAATTCTGCGTAGTCTTTATCAACTATTTCGATTGGCTTAATTTCAGAAGTTATTTCTTTTTCCCAAAGTTCACTTTCTTCTTTTTGTTTCTTTTTAATCTCTTCACTTTTTTTAATTTCTATTTGAAGATCATAGTCAGCTTTTGCTTGAATTGGTTTAATTTCTTCTTCGCTTAATCCTTCTGTATCTTTTTCGAATTGTTCAACCAAAGGATTTTTAATTTCATCCACTAATTCGTTAATCTTAGCCTTGATACTTTTAAGTTTATCGCCAATTTCAGAATCAATTTCATACAAAGCGTTATCTGCTAAAATAGATATTTGGCTATCGGCTTTAAATCCCATTTTCTTATAAAGCGGGATAATCGTAGAATAAATAGCAATAAGTCTTAAATCACTGTATTTCAAAGTCATAAAATAAAAATTATGTTTAGTTTCAATCAAATTTACCAAAAAATAATATACTTAACAAGTTATTTATCAACTTATTAAGGCGCAGATCCACCACTACTAGCCCCTACCCATAATCTAGTAGCCATAATTCTCCATCCATAAGAAGATCCGTAATAACACCATAAACCCAACCCTGATCCACTATCGACAAAAACCACTAATCCAACTGGCGGACTAGATATATTTTGCATTTGAGTTTCAGACATTCTAGGTAGCAAAAATCCTCTATTATTTGCATCTAAATGTAGTATAGCGGCAGGATTTAGTGAGCCAGACCCAACTTTTAAAGCACTAGATGCGCTTAAATTGCCACTAGCGGAAATATTATAAGCAGAAAAATCAGCCGTCATAGATATAGTGCCAGAACCTGCATCGTAAATCCTGCTATCTCCTATACTTCCTGATCCTGTCCATTTAGCTAAAACATTGGTAGTTCCCGATCCTGTAATTGTTCCTCCGCTACTACTAATAGTAAAGCTAGGATTATTATTAATTGACTGAGTATTACCATTAATAGTTATTGTCCGATCAATAGGCATTTTCCCGTTAATCTGAGACTGTAAACTATTTGTTACACTTACATCAGCCTTTGAATTTAACGTCCCTGTTAAGCTATCTACATCGCTAATAGATATTGCACCGACAGACCAACTATTAGTTCCTAAACGTTTTAATACGCCTGTTCCTGTTAGATTCTCAATAGCATTAACATCATCAGCATTCGTTATCTGTGAAAGTGAATGTGTATGACTTACGTTAGCTTTCCCGTTTATTTGAGATTGCAAATCATTAGTAACACTTGTTTCAGCTTTGGCGTTAAGAATACCCGGCAAATCTGTAATGTCATAAATAGTTAATGTCGTAAGTGATATTGTTAAATCACCTGAATTAACTAATCTATTTGACCCCGATCCGCTAAAAGTTATTTTTGATCCTGCTATTAAATTGCCTTTACTAAATGCACTTTCTTTCCCGCCAATTAATCCATCAACATAAGCTTTTGTAGTTGCATGAGCTGATGAAGTGGGGGTTTGAATGGTCAAAGGAAGATAAAAAGTAGTCTCCCCTGTTGCGCGGCTTATCATAAATGAATTGCCAACGTAAGCACCGGCATCATTAAACCTAGACATATATAAATCAGAACCAACATTAGAGCCTGTTTCTAGTCCATTCTTTCCAAAGTTCCAACGTTGAGAACCTGAACTACTAAATATAAATCCTACAACACCACTGGATGAAGGAGAAGCGTTAGATTGAAGAACTTGCGCTGATAGTCCACCTGACGAATTAACATAACCGCCTGATTGAGATAAAATACTATCAGCAATAGAACTACTTGTTGCGAATAAAGGGATTGTATTAACCGTTCCAGATCCACCTATTCCCGTTGTTGTACTGCTAATTGTTATATCACCCGTGCCTACTAATCTACTGGTTAAAGTTCCTGTTATACTTATTCCTGTTCCTGCAATGATATTACCTTTACTAAAAGAATTTTCTTTTGTTGCAACAGAAGTAACCAAGGCGTTAATTTGTCCCTGTGTTTTGCCAAACGCACCAAGTATTGTATCAGTAACTGAAATAGTTGAATTAGCACCTACACTAAAACCTGTTAAGGCAGTAGCCAATACCCTAGCAACTGTAAAGTAAAGATTAGAGCCTTCTGTTAAATTAGTTGTACTTTTAGTGGCTAACCTTGCATCAAATAAACTATTAAAGTTAGACGATAAAACGTATCCATTTACTAAGTTATCTACGTAAATCTTAGTAGTAGCGTGAGAATTAGAAGTAGGAGTTCCAACTGATACAGTAGATTCAAAAGTAGCTGCACCTGTCGCCCTAACAACAACAATAGTATTTCCCAAGAAACCACCTGAATCACTTAAACGTGAAAAGTAAAGGTCTGATCCTGAATTAGTGCCAGATTCTAAACCAAATTTACCTACAACCCAACGCACCGAACCGGCATTGGATAAAGTTAAACCATTAACATTACCATTTGAAGGAGCTGCATTTGATTCAACAGTTTGACCCGATATAATACCAAGCGCATTAACCCTCCCAGAAGTTTCTTCTAGTATACTATCAACTAACGTACTACTTGTGCCAAATTTAGACAGCCTTCCTACGGTTCCGGTTCCAGTCAAGCTATTTGCTAATCCCGTAATAGTAATGTCCCCTCCACCAACCAATCTATTAGTTAGAGTGCCGGATAAAGTTATATTAGAACCCGCAACTAAGTTCCCCTTAGAAAAGGCGTTTTCCTTAGTAGCTATTGAAGCCGTTAATCCATTTATTTGACCTTGCGTTTTGCCAAATGCAGATAATACAGTATCAGTAGCAAGTATTGAACTATTTGCCCCTACTGTAAATCCTGTTAAAACAGTAGCTAAAACACGCGCCTCTGTAAAATATTTATTTGTTGTTCCTTCTGTTAGATTATTAGTTGTTTTAGATGATAATCTAGTATCAAATAAACCATTAAAATCAGAAGAAAGCATATAACCGGCTAAGGCATGATTACCCCAACCATAAGCGGTATTCCAGTTAGATACGTTAGTAGCACTGAAATGTTTTGTAGTCCAGATTTTATAAGTTGCAGTCCAAGTGTTCCAATCATTAACTGACTGTCTCCAACTCAATTCAGCATCAGTTCCAGCTAGTATCTGATTAATCCAACTACTATTTGAATTTCCATTACCGTTTGCAGTATTACCTACAAAAGTTAAAGAAGTTCCACCCGGCCCGTAAGGTGAATTAATAGCCGATCCGCTCCAAGTCTTAACGCCACCTTCACGTATTAAATTAATATCAGTGTCTTCGCTTGGAAGCCCGTTCCATCTTGTATTATTAGAAACTATTTGCGCTTGAAGTTTGCCTAATGATACAATAATAGTATCCGTAGCACTCAAAGCAACAGATGAAGTAGTAACTAATCCTGTTAATGGCGTGTCCCTTACCCTTTGTTCTGTAAAGTACTTATTAGTTCCTTCTACTAGGTTTGTAGTTGTTTTTGTCCCAAACCGGGTATCGAACATACTATTGAAATTAGTATATCCTGTATAAGCTAAATCCCAATTTGAAATTTGAGTACTGGTTATAGCTTTAACCCAAGTTGGAACAGTAGGATCTATTTCAGCTCCTTGAACTTGAATAATTGTAATAGCAGTTGTCCCTACGGTAATAGGAGGCGAGTTAGTTACTTTCCATTTAGTTTGATTTGTCGTTAAACTTCCTTCTGTAACTAAGTATGTTGCACCTAATAATTCTGTTCCCGTATCGCTATCACTAGCACGAATCCAAGAACCAGAACTGGCAACATAACATCCATTTTCAGTTGCAGGTGATTGCGCTGTTACTAAAACCCTATCGCCCGATAATAAAGTGTATCCATTGATAGTTTGAAGACCGGACAAACTAACAGAAGACGTAGCTACTGTTTTTACAGGTTGTTTATCGCCCCTGCCAGAAGCTAACGCGTTTAATACTTGACCATAAGTAGCTAAGTTGTTTAAATCAGTTCCCTCTAAATATACTTTTGGTGCATCATCAAAATACCATGTATCACCTAACAATTCCATGTTAAGCGGTTCAATATCTATTTCTTCAATAGCTGATATCGTTCCATTCTCTGTTAGAGTTTCCCTTACAGTCTTACTTTTAGTGCCCCAAGTTCCTACAACATCAGGATAAACAGGTAAAGTAGTTCCTTCACCTCCACAGCAATCTTTAACAGGAATAACAGGCGGCTCACTTCCATCTATTAATTCAAATTCAGTAGTTTTAGTACCTATTAAAACACCGTCTTTACTAAACTCGAATGATGCTTTGTATTGACCTACTTCGTCAATAATAACATTACCACCAGAACTATTTAAGTATCTTAATCCATCGCCACCTGCAATACCTATTAAATAGGCAGTATCATCAGAAGGAGTTTCTACTACATCCGTTCCGCTAGGACTATTCCATTGAACAACATAATCAGCACCAAAATAATGAAGTACTACATAAGCATCATCAACAAATTTTGAATATTTAACTTTAACGCTATCAAATAATTCCCCATTATATTCCCGTGCAGATACGCTATATAAACCGTTAGTAGGTAGTATATATTTAGTGCCTGTTTTAGGCATATTGCTATCTATAACCGTTATTGTTGATCCATCTACATTTAAGAATCTGGTTCCCGAATAATCATCCGGTTCAAGTGGAACTCTAAAAGCAAAGTCAGCTTGTTTAATAGCAACTACTTTACCAGATATACCACCTAGTTTAAATAACGCCTTTAATCTGAATGAACTTGGCGCACGGTGAATAGAATCAATATCAGTAGAATTTTTAAGCTCAAATACTAATATGTCTTTTTTCGTAGAACCGTCTTCATATGATATAAATTGAGGTAAATTAGTGTATGTTTCAACATCAACTTCTGCCAAACCTCCCGTAGTACTATCGTATAGTTTCCACTCTACAAAGTCATAATCAACAGAAGGAACAGGAATTTTCAAACCCCAATTATCAGGTAAATCAGCTTGGTAATTAAATAGTGGTAAGCTATCAACAACACTATAATTAATAGTATTAGCTTTGAATGTAATTAAATCTACACCCGCCTCTGGCAATACATCAGCTTCTGTAAATTCAAAACTTGCGTTACGTTGATAAACATCCGCACCTAATAATGAAATTGTATAGGTTAAGTCATATTTACCCGCGCCATAACTAGCAACTACTGAATCAAAAAGATTATATTCTTTATCAGTAATAGCCGGATCACTTTCATATTCAACACTAAAAACTTCAACACCATCTTTATTTAAAACAAAGCTTATTTTATCATGTTCTAAATCAGCAATGATTGTCTTAATATCAAATGAAGGAACAGATTTAAAAGTATTATCACCTTCAATATCTATAACACCTAGTAATTCATCTTTACTAGTATCATAAAGTTCATTAGATGCTTTTGTTAGATACTCTTCATCATATAAAGTAAACTTGCCTTTTTCTAAGCTAGTTTGGAATGTTCCCCTATATACTTCTACGGTATAATCATAAACGCCCACTTCAAAGTATTCGCCATCATCTAATTCAAAGAAAAGATAATTTCCTATATCTACTGTACTCTCAAACGGGCCAAAAGTTTTAGTTTGTGTTCTTGAATCACCAGAAGCCCCACCACCTGATATTGAAACTACTACTTTATCGTGCGTTCCATTTATCTTTGTCCTAAAATTAAGTAAAGCAGGAACAGGGAAAAATCCGGGAACAGTACCAAGTATATCTAATGTTGTTCCATCAATGATTTGACTTACATTAGTAACAGGGTCTTGAATAACAATAGGAATAACGGCTAAATATGTTTCCTCTTCTAGTCCGGTTAATTCAATAACTATTTGATCATGTCCCTTAAATCTAGGCGTTCCATTGGCTGAGTAAATAAGTATATCACCATCAACACCTCTATCTTCATAAATAGGATTCATCCATGTAGGATAATACACTATTTTAGTAGTCAACTCTTCTGGCAAATGACCGGAAATTATATAAGACCCTAAATCAAATATTTGAACAGATTGCTTATTAACAGTAAAATAAATAGGGTCAATAATATCTAATTCAATAGGATCAATAGAAATAGTATTGCCACCACCACCAGAAGTAGAACCGCCAGACGCATTGCCATATAATCTATTTCCCCTACTACCTGAACCTGATTTATCTAACTCTACATATTCTTGTTCAGAAGTTAACTTTTCTAATGAAAGTTCATTAATCTTAACAGTATAACGCCTGTTTATAATATCCCATTTCCATCCTGTTACAGTATAGAATTTATCTGAATTATAAGCATCATCATATTGTAAAAATATAGAATTACTAGCCTTTAAATCATATCCTAGAAAATCGCCTTCTATAATTATCCTTTTACCACATAACTGTCTAAGTCGTTCTTTTAATGTTTTATATTGTATTGGATAAGCAATACCATCGATTGGATCATCATTGCCACCTATCTTTCTTTTCCAAGCATATGTAAGATTATCGGTAAATGTTAAGGTCATATAGCCCGTCATTACCCGGTTAGTTAATCTTACCTGTTCCGGCGTGAATATATTTAGCTTATCAGAAACAATAGAAGTGTAGTCTACTTCGTTTGCATTCCTAATAGGAATATCAGCATCAACTATATAACTATGTTCACCTTCGTAAGCCGTTTCAGTAGTTACAGCAATAGAAATATCTTCTAATACAAGTAAAGGTGCTCTTTCAAGTTCATCCCCTAATAGCGTAGACTGATCATAAACAGTAGCAGGAAATATTCTGAAATAAATTTTACAAATAGCGTGCGGAATCCCATCAACATCACGTTTTAAATAATCGGTGATTGTATCGCTATTAATTTCAAAAGTCTGTATAGGCAATTCATTAGCAGGCGTCAATAAATTAGGCTCTACATTAACATTACCTTTTATGATTATACCATGTCTATTCTTTAATTTTTTCTCTGGATTCCATTTGCCTGTTTCATCAAGCCAAGAAATAGTATCTTTTTCATTGTCATTAGTATAACATTCCATATAAAGGCCATTAACGCCCCTTACGCGGTAAGCTCCACTAATTACAATTTTAACTTTTTGACCTTTATTAAATAACCCGGCATCTATTATAATTGGATCAGAAATATCAATATGATTCTGCTCACTATTCCCTGAATCAATTTGTTTCCCATTTGATGTAACCGCGCCTCTAATTTCAAATTTGTAAGGATCGTCAACCCTGCCAGTACCCGTCCTTTGCCATCCGGCAGGCTCTAATGGATCATCCGAAATTTGTTGTAAAGTATCTAAGTTAATATCCCATCCCCTTAAATTTCCTCCAAGTATAGGATAGGCAAATTGACCATTAAGCAATCGGTTAACAGCAATACCGGGACTAATCTGTGATTTTACAACAGAAGATGTATCTGCTATACTACTGGTAACATTTTCAGTAGGTATTAAGTTAGGTATATCATTATCAAATGGTGTTCTACCTATACTTACCGCCTGATTAACTACATCGGCACTTTTAAATACACCTTGAAAATCATATATTCTTCTATTGGTGGATAGAGCATTTAATTCGGGGATACCTTTAACTACCCAAATATCACCTTCTTGTACAACAAAGGCGTTAAAAGCATTTAATATGCCAGATAAGGCATCATAGCAAGTTACACCTCGCAATCCGTCAGGATCAACTTCTGCAAGAGCTAATGGGTCTCCACTAGCCATTTGAATATCATACAAATCTACATAAGTATGAAAATCTAATTCTAACCCAGCAAATTGTAAACATTGTCCAATAGCATCCTTAATACTAGCTTTCCCTAATACAAATTCACCATTATCAGAAGTAAATGTATAATCATGAAGAAAAAACAATCCACACCCCGCAGACATTTGAACATGATACGGCTTAGATTGAAATGGTTCTTTACAATCAACCGTAACTAAATACCCTGTAAAATAATTTACTAAAACATCACCTTCTTTTATCTCATATAGATATACCTTATATTTTTGGTCATCATCAATGAATAAATCTTTAATTTCAAAATCATTTCCTTCCTCAGCAACCCATTCTATTGTAGCTTTTTTAGTTCGAATAGGAGAGTAAATATTATCTAGTTCAGTAACTTCAATAACAAAAGGATTTCCACTAGATTTAACTTCTATTGAATCACCCGAATAATCTCTTTGATGTATCTCAACTCTATAACCTATCTCTTGGTCATCTGCAAATTCAGAAAAGTATTTTAAACCGTATGCCATTTTATATCGCCTCTACCTATCTGAACTTATTATTTTTCTTTTCGCCTATGTTAACCGCAACCGCTAAATCTCCACTCCTAATATTTGCAGTCAATTGTCCGACAAAACCATTATCACGTCCCGAATTTCCGAAATTTCTATTGAAATTCCTACCCGTATTTGTGCCATTGATCAATCCAAACATATTTGACTGTTGACGCTTGTTTAAAACTAGCTCCCCTGCCGTTAATCTAGCGGGTATTTTATCTGTTCCTGCCGGGCCTTGAACTAATCCACCAGTATATAATCCCTGACCATCGGCATCATTTATCTTAGTTTTAAGATATGCACCGGCAGCAACAGCAGCAATACCCGCAGCTAATGCAACAAATGGATTTTCAATACTTGTTTCTGCCGCAATCATTAAAGCCGCAAACGTTATCAAGGCCTTACCAATATCTTGAAGCATTTTAGCTAAAAGCAAACCAAATTGTTTCCCTGCATCTTCAAATCCAGAGCCACCCGCTAGTGCCGATCCGACCATTTCCCCAAATCCAAATGCCAAGTCAGATGCGGCTTGTCTAAGGGCATTATTAATATTAGTAGATAAGTCTTGTATTGCTTGTAAGTCTTGTAAGTCTTTCAGGGATTTTTTAAAATCCTCTCCTCCTTTTTGAGAAGCTCCTACAAAATCACCAAATCCAGCTTCTGTTGCGGATTGCAAACTACCAAAATGAGATATAAGATTAGTTTCAATTTCCTTTTGAACAGCATCAGTACTATCTCTTAATTGAAACCAATTATCATTCCAATCTTTTTGCTCTTGCGTTAATTGTTCAATAGGCAATATTGGTCTATTTATTTTAGTAGACTTTCCATCACCAGTAACTCCTTTTGCAAATTCTTCCCCTATTTTATCAAAACTATTTTTATCTAATATTGTTGATAATCCGTTTTTACTTTGCTCACCTATAACATCTTGAATCGTGCCATTGTATTTTCGATACGCCTCATTAATAGCTATCTCTGAATCAGATATTTTTATTTCAAGTGCTTGTGCTGCATTTTTTTTATCTTCTGCATCTAACTTTTTTTGAAGTGCGGCTTTTTGTCTAGCAGCCTTCTCCATCGCTTTTTTTTCTTTTTCAGCAATAGCTTCTATTGTTGGAACATCACCAACTATATCAGGTAGTTTTCCAATAGTTCCACTAGCACCACTTAGTAATGATCCAGCGACACCCGACTTATCTCTACTAGGAAAAGGGTATTTAGACCCTAGTGGAACTGGCTTATTCTTTAAAGCATCGGCTTGTTTTTGACTTGCAAAGTTTGTGGCAGCCCCGGTAAGACCAAGTTTAGAAAATAAAGTATCAATACCAGTATTATTAAATAATGTCTGGAAAGTAGATTCCATTAAACCTAATAACGCAGCCCCTGCACCTACTTCTGTATTTAAAATTCTTAATTGCTTAATCAATGCACCAGCATCATCAGCAGCTTGACTAAAAAATCCTGTTAATCCAGTTCCCTTAGCTAATTCAGCTACAAATAAAGTTAATTGCCCGTTAGCGTATTCAATATTACTACCTAAACTATGCGCTCCTTCAATTGCATCGGTGCCGAATGTATTTAAAAGTTCATCAGACATTCTAGGTAAAAGATCAGAAGCTAAAACTTCTCCTTTTTGAAGCATAGTATTAAGCTCTGCCGTAGTTTTACCCATAGCACGTGCCGCAATATTGAACGCACCAAATAATCTTTCGCCCAATTGTCCACGCAATTCTTCAGCTTGAACGGTTCCTTTCGATACCATCTGAATGAATGCCCTGAAAGTTCCATTCGTGTCATCCGTTGACATTTTAAGGGCAGCAGAAGCAACCGTAACAGCTTTAAATAATTTTTCTGTTTCAGCCCCCTCTAAATTTGTTCCTTTGGTAGCAATTGTTAATTGGGCGAAACTTGCACCAAGATCAACAACATTTTTCTTATATGTACTAGCCAGATCTTCAAGGAAAGACATATTCTTTCCAAATTGTTCTTGCCCACCGGATGCAGTTTTTAATTGGGTTTCAAATTTCTGAACTTGAAGTGTAGCATCTAATATATATTTACCCGCAGATAAAGCAGCTTGAAAAGTTAAATAACCAGCGGCCAATTTACCAACAGAACTAGTTAAACTAGAATTGGCGTTATCTAATTTTTTAGTAGAAGTAGATGCCTTTTCTGTTGCAGGTGTTAATTCTCCTAAACTAGATTTAAGTTTGCCAATTTGAGATTCAAGGTCTTTTGTATCGCCTTTAAATCGTATTATTAATTCTGGTTCCGCAGCCATACGCCTCTATCTTTTTGAAAATTTAACCTTATCTCTATCAGGATTGAAATACTGTTTCATTTCCTGTTCGGCTTTAACGTGTTCCTTTATTTTTAATAACTTCTCTTCACTTGGGAAAGTCATTAATTCTATTTCGCTTTTACTTTTCCCTTTTGGTGCGTTTATATTGTACAAAAGGCTATAAATGCTTCGGGTATGTCGCCATTTTTCTTCCCATCGCATATTATAGCCTTCTATTAGTGCCGTTAATTCAAACAGCGTTATGTCGCAATACTCTTGATAATTAAGGTTCAAATGGCCATGAGCCATTCCCCTTAAACTATCTAAGTCAAATTCTTTTTTTTTACTTCCTTGGATTTTTCTGTCTTTTCTTCATCTATTTCTTTTGGTAAAGTGCCACCATTTAAAATAGCCCTAGAAAAAGTAGATATAATTTGTGTCCCTTCTTTCGAGGTTAACCCAAGTTCAGGAAGCCAATCATCATACACAGTATCTAGCGAATAAAAGTTAATGCCTTTACCGTCCCTTTCGGCTACATAATTAGCACCAGACCAAATTGATATAGCTAAAAACTTAATCAATTCAGTAGGCATAATAGCTATTGATTCCTGATTAGTATTAGGATCAGTGAAAGTTGTCATTTCAAATAATGAAGGCAAATCTTTCAATTTAACCCCATACTCATTCATGAAAAACTCTAACGCCCTCAATCCGTACTTAACAGGAATAACTTCACCGTTAATATTTAATTCTGTATATCCGACTAATTTATTCATATACTATTTTTAAACTACAACAGCAGCTACAAGTGGCCCGTTTCCAGAAATCTCAGCAGTCCAAGTAACAGCATCTTCATAAGTAGAAGAAATATCTGCACTCATGATATAACCTGATCCTGAATAGGTATAAGCACCAGTAGTATTTTTACCAAACATCAGTTGAATAGGAGCGCGGGAAATAGCTAAATCCTGTATCGCCTGATAACCTGATTCATTTGAACCTACTATATAATCCACAACACCAGAAAGTGAAGCAGTCCATGTTCTTTGCCCCGGTAAAGTTTCTTTCCATCCGCCTGAATCACGAGTAGATACGTCAATTTCCGCATCCGAAATAGAGATAGATAAATCTCTTGTGTCAGCTATTGTTTTGTTAGGTGTCCCAACAATTTGAGCTATAAAATCTGAACCGTTGAACTTTGCCATTTCGCCTCTACCTTTTAATTTAAGTTCCTATTTTGCCATACTAAATGTTGTATGGTTATTCTTTTTCTGTATGTGTATTTCGTGTCGCTGTAAGAATCTTCATCATCCATTCCTACTAGCACTGCATTACTTACTGTGAAATCATCTAAAATAACGCCTGATTGACCGGGATTAGGAATAATCATTTCCATTATCTGATTACATATATTTTCCGCGTCTTCCCTGCCCCCAAAATCACCTTCAAACGTTGTATAAACTAATAGATTGACTGTAACTTCATTTCCAAAAGAACTCTTCGTATTCTCGCTAATTGTACTTATATCGCTTAAAATAACATAAGGCGTTTTAGCGGGATAATCAGCACGACTATCATAAACCTGAACTATATTATCATTAAAATACAACTTGTTTTCAGGATCGGTAATACCCGTAAGCAACTCATAATATCCGGTTCTTAAAGGTTTTACTACGTCTTTCATTTACCAAGCTACTTTTAATCCTTGTAATCTTTTAAGTAATCTTTTCTTTTCTTGCAAATAAGCAGGTATTAAAAATGGATGTGTTTTTAATCTACCTTTCCCGTTAATATAAAATGTCATCGCTAACGATCTATATTCACTTGGTAATGATGGTACATAACTTTGAGCATTTTTACCAGTACCAAATTCTAGGTAAGCAGCTATATTTTCAGGTTTAACACCACCGGCATGAACTTCGCCTTCTAATTTATGAGCCTCAATCTTATGTCCTATACTGCTTCGTACTGAATTAATCTGAGCTACTAATTCTTGACCTTCATTACCAAAAGGCGTTAATCTTGCCCTTGCGCTACTTACTGTTCTTTCTGCCGTTCCTTCAATCTCGTGGCTAATATCCTCTTCTATATCCCTGAAAACTTTATCAAGAGCATGAATCGCTTTGTCTATGCCTATGATTTCAAATTTCATCAGAAACTATATCTTTGGTTGCTTCGAAACTTAATAACCGCCTAACTGTATCTGTTTCCGTAACTGATCCTACTATGTATTTTGTACCGTAAGTATCATACATAATCATATCAGTTTGTGGTCTATGTCCGTTACTCCATCGTATCGTTACTTTATACATTTGAGATAAATCTTTTTTCATCTCGTTAAAGCTATTATACGCCTTCATTTTTTCAATCTTACCAAACGTTTTAAAAGCGAACAATTCAACCTTCTTAGAACCTCCTGAATTATTCTTTTCTCTTGATAGTTTATTAAAAGTCAAAGGATCTCTTAATTGTCCCGGATTTATCGCAATTGTCATTGTAAAAAGTTTTTACGGCCAAATCTTTTACAAGTATTCTTCCAGTCGTTACCAAACGTTTGAATAGTTTGATTACCTCCAATACTAATTCCTGTACGTTGTTCAAAGTTATCCGTAGCGTGTTTCATTATCGCTAACTTAATCGCTGTTGGTACGCCTTGAACAAATCCTGCTTCGTAAGTAATAGATGTTGGATAAATTCTATCAGCAGTCACTTTTTTATAGCCTATACCAGAATAAGTAACATCAATATCATCTACGCCATCTGTTGCACTAATAATCGTTTTAACAGGGCCGTATGGTAATTCAGAACTACAAATACTATCCCAATAAGCCGTTACCGTAGAATCAACAATAGATATACCTAAATAAGCCTCTATATCTTCTCTTGCAGTTACTAATAACTCTTCAAGCAAAGTATCATGATCATCGAAATCAATAGACAAATGACGTTTTATAGCATCTAAATCAACAGGTTCAGCACCATATGATATTCTGTCTACTTGAAGTCCTGTATTACTTATCATTGATTACTTTCTTTTCATTTTTATCAGAAATAATTACTTTCTCTTTACTGTCAACTACTTCAACCTTTTCATCTTTTGCTTCCGCTATTAACTCGACCGCAACCCCTTTTTCTACTAAATCTTGCGCCTTTGCAATGGGAACCTTTAACTCTGCGTTTTCTAGGTGTAAAATCTCCGTTTCGCTGTCCCAAAAGTTTTTTATTGCTCGAATATCTTTCATATCGCATTAGATAATTTTCTTAGGTTCCTTAGCTTCTTTTACTTTTGTAACCTTTGTTTCTTCTTCATCTTCTTTAACTTCTTTTTTATCAGAAGTAAGAATCTTTTCAGGTTCAGCAGGTTTGATATTATCAACAGTCATTGTACCTACTTCGCGTTTCGGTTTATCTTCAATATCAGGATTGCCCGGAACAATTTTAACATACCCAAGATCAGCGTTTTCTTTTGCTATATCTTCGTACATTTTATACTTTTCGCCTTTGCTAACAGACTTATCTTTAAGTCCGTCAAACATATTTTCAATTGCCTCAACTGTTACAGTATTCATCGTAAATAAGGTTTTTGGTTAACTGATTTAAGCCAGTCTTCGAACTTTTCTAATTGAGGTAACGGGTCTAACTCTAATGCTCTTTCGTATACTTTGTCAGATTGACTTTTATATACTTTTGTATTTTCTAAGTTTTTTATCTCTTTAACCCAAGAATCTATATCGTTTCTTTCAACAAATATTCCTGAATCAGATAAGCTACTGTTAAGTCCTTCGTTATTTGAAGCTATTACAGGAATACCCATACTTGCCGCTTCTATTGCTACTTGTCCCCAACTTTCGTATTTACTTGGAACAATTAGTATTTTAGTGTCTTTTAGATACTTCTTAATATCTTTCGTCTGTGGAACGTATTTGATATTAGTTAATGTTGTATCTTTAATCTGATCGTAATAACCGCCTTCAATACCTAAAAACTGTGTATCTGGCATTTTTTTAGCAATATCAATTAATATTTGACCGCCTTTATTTTCATTCAGATTAATGAGCGTAACGTACTTTGAATTCTTATTATTAACCCCTTCAAAGTCCCTATAATCAACAGGCGGATTTAAAATAATACTTTCCTGTTTGTATTGTAACTTATCTTTAACCCACTTACTATTATAAACTAAATATTGATTAGGCAATAAACAACGTAGAAAGCTATCATTATGACTATTATGAATAATGTGCACTACTTTCTTTTTGTAAGCCTTAGAAGCGTTTTCCGTGTGCCCTGTTCTGTCTAAGTGAGTGAAAACTAAATCAGCATCTTGCCATAATTTATGAACTCTATCAGACTTAGCATTATTCCAGATATTAACGCCTTCAAATACTGTATCTTCTCCCGGTTGTAACACTGTAACTTCATGCCCTTTACTTATCAGAAACTTAGCCATTCTATGTGCCATTGTTTCAGCACCTGCCATTTGATAAGGAACTGACATATGAAGATTAAATAATAACTTCAAAATAATCTCTGTTTAGCGGTATCCCAAGCACTCGTATAATCTGCGTAACCATTAATAATATCGCTCTGTGAAGGTCTTTGAAATGCAACCATTGGATTCAACACAAAACATTTTCGAATTGGTAAAGCATTAACTCTAACCCATTCATCAAATACTAATTCACCATTCCAATTCTCTAAGCACCAGCTTCTAAATTCACGACTAAATAATGTTGCATGAGTATTCCAACCATTTTCTAACCAACTTAAATTATCACTGTATCTTCGTCTATGATCAGATTGTAAATTAGATCCAAGCCATAAACCGTCGTAATCGCTCGCCAACTCTGATAAATATTCCCGGTTAAAGTCGGATTCGAAATAGCAATCATCCTCGAATATGAAAAGGTTCTGTATATCTGCATATTTTTCGAAAATTGCTTTGATTGACTTATTATAACCTTTCCATCCTACCTCCTCTACACATGCACTGAATCTTTCAAATACTATGCCTTGTTTATTTAATTCATTAGTAACTTGTTCTAACCTATCAGGTCTTCTATCAAGGTTAAGTACTACTGAGGTAAATTGCATAGATTTAAAGTATACGAGTAGCCCAATTAAGAACTACTCGTATTTCAATGTTATGAAAGGATAGTAGCTAGATTGATCTTCATAAATGCCGCTGGTCTGTATACAGGTAGGGCAATTCTTTCTTCAATACGTAGCGTTACTAAGTTCTGACGGAAATTTGTAGAATCCTCATAAGAAATATCAAAAGTGATACCTTCACGAACAAGTAACTCAGCGTAATCCCATTCTCCAACCAATGCAGTAAGACGAGCAATACGGTTAGACTTATAAATTGGAATACCCATAAACAAAAGCGTCGCGCGATTGTCGCCTGCAAATACAAGTCCCGGGAAATCAAATTCACCAGTAGTTGTTTTGTAACGTAGTAATTGAGCGTAATCACGAGGATGCAGCACAATTCCATTCACATAATAATTCAATGTTTCTTGTTGAGCAATTGCGTCTACCAAGAATTCAAAGATAGTAGTATATGTAGCGTCAGTCCGGGTATATGTTGAGGCTTGGGTAATAATACCATTCAATTGATTGGTAGAATTGTTCCCATAAAGCAACTGTTGATCCTCAAAGGTTAGCAAATCTTCTGTCATACGTCTACTAGCGTAGCCGGCTAACCATGTGATGTCCTGCAACGCTTGCTTAGATACACTCATCCAAGCCGCAATAGTAACCGGCTTAACAAGCACCATTTGCAGATCATAGTCTACTTGGGGTTTAGTTAGGCCTTCTCCGCCTTGATATCCAATACCCCCATCTCCTCCTATTTCTTGTGGATATTCCAGAACAGCAGAATTCAACGTATTGATATTCAATAGTTCACGGATGTGAGTACGATTTTGCGGAGTACGCACAACAGTTTGAGAAATCTGGCGATTAGCATAACCATCAAGGTTAGCATTCGTAATAGTCCCTGCTGCTTTATTTGCAATTTGCTGAATTCCAAATTGTCCATCATCAAGAACGAAACGACTAGATTTGTTATTCAACTCACTTAGCTTTCCTTCTTCTTTTGCTTTAACAAACATCTCGTCAATTTGAGATTGCATGTTTTTAACACGAGGGGCATTAGAACCGCCCGGTAGCGTAGATTCATTCAAACGAGTTGCAAGAGTTGAAATGTCATTGCCTTGTGCAGCGTATTTCTTTTCTAGTTCGTCATATTTATCTTCTGCACCTTTAATTTGAGTTGTCAAATCTGCGATGGTCTGAGAATCAGCCTTTGCTTTAATTTGCTCTTCTAGGGCAGTATATTGTTTCGTCAAGTCCCCTTGAACTTTACCAATCTGAATTTCAGTACTGGATTTAATTTCAGTCTTAGCAGCATCAACCACTGACTTAATTTCTTTTAGTGCTTTTTCTTCGTCTTCCATTAGCTTAATGCCGTTTTAAGTAATTTTGCGTAATCAATCTTTTTCACTTCCTCTTTCACCTGCGCAATCGTTACGTCATCCGGCAAAGTGTTTTCCAACGGCTTTGTGTCAGTTGATGGCTGGTTGTTTATATCTTCTGATGTAGAATTCTTTAATAAAATTTCTGATAATTTTTCACTTAATGATTTAAGTCTATCCTGCATAAGAATAAACATTTCGTCTGTGTAATTACCATTATGTAATGCTTTATCTAATTTCCTAGCCAATTCAAACATTTCTTCAAATGATTTGATGCCAGTAACAGGCGTATTAGGATTTGCGGCTAAGAATTGGATGCCAGATCCCTCGTACAATTTTAATTCTGTAATTAGGTTTGTATTGGCATCTAATTTTTGCTCTTTAACTACGGAATATCCAATCGAATGTTGATTAATTATAAAATCAGCACATAAAGACAAATAATTTCGTCCGGCGTCGTGGTTGCCAATTTTAGATTCAAAGTAAAGGCCAAAAGGAGTTTCTTCTAATAATTGAATTTTACCAACAGCTTTAAGATGGTCATGGTCTTGTAAATGAGCTATAAGCCCTACACCTTTCGGGCCTCGCTCAGATATTGTTTTACTGAATGATCCTTCTTGTATAATATCGCCATCTAAATCTTTGTTTCCAAAAGAAGCAAAAAAGCCGGTAACAACCCTACCGCCACTATCAACATCTTTTATGCTACCGGCTAATCCTTTGTATTCCATGTCGCCTCTATCAATTCCACTTAATCAAAACAAATCTAAAATAAAAATATTTCAATAAAAATTACGTTAATTTGTTTTACACAAAAAATGTGCATATATTGCTTATATATTTTAATATCATATAAATGAAAGATAATATAAAAGAATCAAATAGGTTTCAAATGGTTTTTTATGGCGATCAATTAGGTAGGATAAGAGAACTCTGTAAACAAGAGGGGCATGCTACTATATCTAGTTTTATAAGATCCCTAGTAATTAATCATGTAAACTCAAAACTTAAAAAATAATGAACGAGAATGAATTATTTTATCCATTAATTGGATATGAAGGTTTATATGAGATTAATAAAAATTCAGAGATAAGGAGTTTAGATAGAACTGTAATTTCTAAAAATGGCAAGAAAATGTTTTTCCCTGCTCAAATATTAATTCCAGTTTTAAATAATCATGGATATCACATACGAACACTTTATAAAGATAAAATTAAAAGGCAATTTCAGGTTCATAGATTGGTAGCCTTAAACTTTTTACCTAATTCAAATAATTATCCAACGGTAAACCATAAAAATGGAATAAAAACTGACAATCGGATTCAAAATCTTGAATGGGCATCCATTAAGCAAAATACACAGCATGGATTTGATGAATTGGGGAGAATTATTTACAATAGAAAATTAAGTGAAATTGAAGTAATAGATATATTTAAAAATACATCTTATAATAGCCATAATGCTTATAGGCCGGGAACAGTTACAGTTTCAGAGATGTCTAATAAATATTCTGTTTGTGAAAATGTAATTCTGAATATAGTTAAAAGGAGACATTATTTAGAAATTACTAATACCCTCCCGGATATAGAAATAAAAATAAAAAAAGGAATGAATAGAGATGAAAGAAATTCAAGAAGAAGAGAAAGAAGATTGGAATTGAAACAACAAAAATTAAATAAATAAAATTTATATAGCGATGGCAGAACTTACAGACGACGAAAAATTAAGAATGTACACAAATCCCGAAATTTCACAAGAAGACCAAATTCAAAACGAAATCACCGGATACAACCGTTTAATTTCCGAAGCGCAACAATTCGTATTAGAAATTGAAACTATCCCACAGACTAAATTTTTAAGCGAACAATTTATTATGTTCCATGAAAAAAGAATCACAGATAGAAACATCATTAAAAAGTTCTATGAGATTCTAATTGCTGACTGGCATTATAAAATTGATTCAGCTAAAAAAGAATTATCAACAATTAAAGGCGGCAATCCATTTATAACAAACGATGCAGTTGAGGAATCTACTGAAAAATTAAACGATCAGATTACAGATCCAAACCCGGATGATATTAACGCTGAATTCCCTGTCAAGAAAAAAGGCAAGTTTTTATCCTTTCTTGAAAAGTTCTTTTCCTATGCTGATAAGACTGTTACTATTTTAAAAGAAACTAACGTAATTAAAGATAAGAAATGAAAGTACAAGAGTCACTAACGAAAGATAACTTTTGGAATGAACTTACTAAATCTTATCCATTAGGGACAAAAGTATTTTACGATTGGATAGACGAATATAAAAAGGCGGTTAACTGGCAAGATTTATTCAGAGATCATTTAAATGCTGATGCTAAATTTAGTTCGCCTAAGTTTCATAATTTACCACATGCTATGCAACTTGGTATTTGGATATTCTTTTTAGATGAAATAGGAATCATTTATTACTATGATGATTTAGCTGATAGTGGACTTAAAGAACATATAACTCAAACTATGAAGTTAATTGAAATTGATAATATGCCATGAAAATAGAAATAGGTAAAACATATAAAGTTCGCAATCCTGAGTACTGTTTAGCTAATGGTTTTGTCTCACAAGATACTATCCTCAAAAAAGATGAAACACTAACCAAAGACTTTATTGGCGTTTCAGGAGAAGCGTATTATATTAATGGAAGTGTGTATGGTATATATCAAAAATGGGAATCAGATTTAATAGAAGAGATATTATGACAGCAATAACTATTAACGCCTTAATTGATCGTAAATTTAAATCTGGTAAGTATTTTAAAGATGAATTTACTAAATCAACTAGACAAGGAGAACACACTATTATTTCAATTGAAATAGATATAAATAACTTTAATGAAGTAACTGATATAGACATTAAAACTGAAACTAAAAAAGATCATTTTCATGATTCAGAAGTTACTTATATCTCGTTACCAGTTAGCACTTCATTAGAAGACATTGACCACTTAATTAGAATTTTAAATTTATGATAACTAGACAAGAATTAATAGATAGGGGGTTTACTAATGGTGACGTTCACGGTCAATTGAGAAAATATACCCTTGATGGAGATGGCAATATATGGGCAATTGATATTCAAATAAAAGATGACGGTATCATTAAATATATAGATTTAGAGTGCGAAGTTTATGATAATTATATAAACACTCTGTCTATGCCAACTAATACGCCTATTGAAGATATTGATAACCTTATTCGTATACTTAACTTATGACAAAGAACGCCTTACTTAAATTGGGATTTATAGATAGGTCAGAAAATATTTTATGTTATATCATTAAAGAATCAAATGATTTTAGCATATATATCTATGCCGATTCTAGCTTTGAAAATAACGAAGGTGTATATTTAACTTTATCAAGCATACAGAAAGTTATTAGCACCAATCTTCCTAATATTAAAACAGTTTCTCAACTAAAAACATTCATTAAATTACTATCAAATGACAACAATTAACAAAAAAGAATACGAAGATATTCGAATCATAATTTACAGTGTATCTATTCTAATCATTGGTTTTTTAATCGGCTATTTTATCCCAACCTCAAAAACTAAAATAGAAAACAGTGCTATGATTCAAAACTTCAACAAGGCGCACAATAACATGCTTGATTCTGACATTTACAGAGAACTTTCAGACGAAAACAAGGTGGAATTCATTGAAGGATATAAACGTGGCTCAGAAGATCAAATTGACTACTACAATAAGCAGAAAGATGTTTATCTTAATGGTATTATAAAAAATGATTACGAATCAAGTAGAAGAGTTTATTTAAAGTTTAAACCTGAATCATTCAAATGAAAATCTATAAAGACATATTAGAAAGTCAGTGCAAAGAATATACAAATTTGGATTTTGCAGGTTGCTGCGAAAGGTTAAGTCATACTGATCTATTAGAAATAATAGAATCTGCTGTTAAGATTTATACTTTACAAGTTGGGAAAGATATAAGACAAAGATGTTTAGATAACGTAGAGGTTATAGAAGAATTCGAAGACGGAGATCCGATATGGCATATTAATGAAGATTCTATTTTAAACATTGAAATTAAACTACCATGACCATATCAGAACGCAAACATAAATCTAACACAAAACTTGTAGGAGCTAAACAGCTATGCGATTTATTTAATGCAGCTAGATACTTTTGTTGTGGCGTTATTTTTATTTCTGTTCTTCCTGTATGGGAAAGTAAAAGTATAGCAATGATATTTCTGTTTAGCTTTTTAGTGTTAGTATTGATCTGTAACTTACTTTATAATTTGTTTAGCAGAGTAATGGATGAGGCATTGAAAGAGCTAAGTGAGATTGACAAATTAAATAAGTGGATCAGCAGTTCTAACTAAATAAATCCGCCTTCTTTTTTACGATAATGCAAACGGCAACGACATCCGGCAATTTCTTTTATAGGCAAAACTTTATCGTATGGCATTCGAGCTTGATAACCGCCCACATTAAACTTAGATTCAATACCTATGTATTCAGTTGTTACATTATGATGAGAATTACGTAGGCGTTCGTCAAAAATACGCATCCACTTCTTCTCTAACACAACATTTAATTCCCTAGATACATAAATTGCGGCATCTTCTTCACTTGTATTTGCTATATAAGATGTTTCAGTTAAAGCTATTAATTTACTTCTATTCAAAGCGTATGTGCCTAGAATATTTTTTCTAAGTAAAGTCTTTAATTTATTAACAGTTAAATTTAACTCCTTACCCTTATCAAATATTTTCTTTATGTGATCTAATGTTGTTTTATGAATTGAATCAGTTCTAATAATACTTTCAGGTGAACGTATTATATCAGTAAGTTTTTGTTTCCATAATGACAATCCAAACGAATCAGTGGTATCACTACTAAGACTTGCTTTAAGAGAAGAATAAGCACTTGTAAAAGCCGATATGCCAACAGTAGTATAAATAGTGCCAAGTATTAATAAAAGTTGATCACGGTCGTTTTTTGATTCAAGTATATTGATTGTCTCTTCAACAGAATAGTTATCTAGTAATTCAGATACATGAGCATAAGTAGTTTTGAAGTATACTAATATCTGTTTGATAGCATACTTCTCATATCTTAATTGCTCTTTCGTTTTTGACTTAAAATATGCTATCTCTTCTTTCGTCATGTTTACTTTTTCTTACGCTGTTTTTTTTGTTTCCTCTTCCCCCTTTTGTTTTTCCCTAAGAGGAAGGGTGAGGGATAGGTGGGTTACCTATCCCATCCAAATTGAACAAACTTTCTATATTCTCTTAAAGCAATAATCTTATAACCAATTCCATTTAAATGTGTTATATCTCCGGTAGGTTTCATGCCTCTTGGAAATATCCCATTTGCTATATCAGTAAGATCGTCTGACGTTGGAGTATATTTAATAAATGCCATTTCCTCCGTTGTTGGCGGTGTCATTTGTATATAATTATCTGGATATAAATTTTTCAGCGAGGTGTTGTGTGCATCAACTTCCGCACGAGCAGGCGTTCCTGTTGTTTCAAGATTGTTTGGCAGAACACCAAAAACTAAAAAGCGTTTTGGATTAGCTAGATAATTCACACAGGCAACAATGCTTGCTAATATTTTCGTTTTATCTGGATCATTTCTACCCATCCAAAACGTGTTAATATCATCTACCGCATTAAGCCCTGCATCGGGAATAAATATAGAATCTGGGGCAATTGTAGCATTTGCTCCAAAATAGTTAGCTGCCAATGCAATAGTATCGACTTCAACCTGACTAGGGGCTGTTCCTGTTGCAGATCGGAAAATAATACATCTTTGTTTTACGGCTACGTTACCCTGTGTAGTTAACAATGTACCCGAAGCATATCGGCTTGTGTTATCTGCTGCTGTTCGCAGAAAATAAGAAGACATGTTAGATAATGTAACAGGAACACCAACAGTGCTAAATGCGCCGCCAGTTGCTGTTACATAACATGGAATTGCTCCGAACCTAGTAGCTATCTGCGTACTAGTTTGCCCACCTATCCCATATTGATTGATAACTCTTTCTGTTGGTAAAAATCCCAATAGATGCACAGTGACATTCATTCCATCACCTCCTGCACCTTGTACCATACTATCCCCCCATTTATTTATGGTTTTGCTAATTCCGTTATTAATATTTCCCATTTTTTAAAGTAAGGTTAAGTATGCAGAAGCGTATATATATACAGGATTTCCAGCAGTGGAAATTGAAATAGAAAAAGGGGTGTTCCCCGGAGCTTGTGGTGGTATATCGAATTTAAGGGCTAGACTTCCATTTGCCGGGACTGAAAAAGTGAGTGGATTTGTTCCGGTAATCGTAACTAACACCGCCGTGCTTTGCGTATTTGTTAGGTAAATTTCCTTTAAGTTGTATATGAGACGTGTTGTACTTGCGGTGAATAACGCCTGACTAGTAGTAGTAGTAAGGGAATTTACTAGGTTCCTAAACAATGAAGTTGGATTCGCAAGCAAATTTAAATTAGGCTCAACCCAAATTTCCTGATGCAGAAAAATTTCTAAGGTGAAAAAACTAGTAGGATCGCTCGAATTTTGACTTTTTATAATCCTTAAAAATCTCCCTTTTTTATTTCCTTTATATACCGCTGTTCCGTTAACAGAAGAAATAACAGATGAATTATAAGGAGCGTAGCGGCTTCCTACATATGTAAATGCGTAAGGAGTGTTTAGGTTTATTGATGCGCCCATATATGTAGTAACTGCCGTAGTTATCCCCCCATCGGAAACGATCATTGTCATCGACTCATAACCCTCTAAATCGATATCCGCAATAATTTGACCGCTAGCTACCGATATAGGTACGATATAAATTAACTTTTTAGCCGTCTTTTTGATTAATTGAGGATTGATATCTGCATCTTTCAGTGAAGCATTTACTTTCCCTCCTTCCTTCAACCCATTAGAGGCATTAACTCCATCTGTAACAGCATTCTTAATGTTTGTGAAGAATAAAGCAAGTGATGCTAAGTAATCACCTATCGCCTTTGCAAGCGTTTGAAAATAATTCATTGTGTAACTGTTGGTTGTGGATCAACAAGTGTTCCGTATACGTATAATTCTACTCCGTCCCAGTAATACGGTACTTTTTGTATTCCCTGAAACTCGTCATTTTGAACCGTGAAAGTCTTTGGATGATTCAACCTTAAAAGTGCTACCATTGCTGCGTAGGTTGCCGGTCGTGGATTGGCAACAATAGCCATTGCCTCATCTCTGATTGCAATCGTATCAGTCTTGATCGTATTTGTATCACTCTTAATCTGATTCGTTTCAGACTTCAAAGTGGTAACATCAGTTTTCAGATTAACAACCTGATTGAGATATCCCTCAGTAGCCGCTCTTCCTGCTTCAACCTCTTGTTTGTCAGTATCTACTTGACTAGCTAAGGAAATATTTTGATTCGTAAGAGTAGTTACTTGAATTAATGAACTTTCAGCACTACTAGCCGCCTCTTCTGCACGTTCAGTATATTCTAAGTTTTCCCGCGTGTCATTGAAACTTAATTGAACATCAATTCCATCTGAAATTGTCACATTGATAGTATCATTAACTGAACTATCGCCGCTAAACTTTAACTCTACTAATGCAGAAATTATCCCAACTCCGCCACTATAAATAATTAGTGTGAATTGCGGTAATTTAATTGCCTGTAAATTTTCTTTGGTGATTGTTATTGTAGCAAGACTGCCTGATGAAGAAACCGTAGCTATTCCTTCTCTGAAACGCCCATTGTAATATAATTTAGCTTCTAAGTCGCTTAAACTATATCCATCCGGGAAACGTAATTTTAATACAAGATCACTATCAAGAAACGCCTGAATAGTTTTAGACCTTGAAGGAATATTAGAAAGTATTGACATTTCTCACGTATCTATCTCACAAATTATGAAACAAATATAGCGATTTAATAGGTTTAAAGCAAATTGTTCTATTCCTTGTCTTTAATTATATAACCAGACAATTCTGCATTTAAAATACAGTAACTTCTGTTCTTGTACCCTTCTGTGCTTGCTGCAATTATTTTCCCGTTATTAGCTTTTCTACGCCATCTCCATTCACCGGCTTTATCTAAGTAAAACTCGAATTTACTTTCTTTCGTTTCCATCCCTAATAATTTTCTAATAAACTGTATAACACTCATTAAAGCAAATGTTTAATTGGTTCAATAATCTCATTATACTTATCTTCTGTAATTAAACCTTCTTTCATGTCTAGCCACGCGTTTGCCGATAATCGATGGGCGTTAGTATTATTTTTACCAATACATACCTGATTAATAGTTTTGATTCTTACTATATCTCTCAACTCTTTATCTTTAATAAGGTCTAATCCTTTTTGATAATTAGTCTTGTTAGATACCTTTGATTTTAAATTGTTCATGCTCTTATATCAGTTAAAGATAACTTAGGTTCACAATCTTTACTATCTACCCATGCCCTAGTTGCTACTATTCGCCATTGATTATTATTATACATCCACAAACCTTTTGCAATTCCAATTGTAACATATCTTAATTCGCCTTCATTAGCTAATAAATTAAGCTCAGTAGGAATACTAAACTTACTTACCTCAACTGGCAATGATTTTTTACTAGTTGTTAAATCAAGAATAGCCGAACCAATAAATGGAACCCCAATTAGGTTCTTAATAAATGATAATCTATTCATATAGTATTATCGGAACAAGTGAAACTAATAGACCCATCTCTTGCGCTTGATATTATTTTATTCACAGTGCCTATTTTTAAATCTTTATTGTGATTCATAGGTATAATTCCACAACGCTTAACAGAATCAAGTATATCTTCTGGATTAACGTCACTTCTGAAATTATAATTTTTATTCTTTACGCCTACCATTAAAGGTAAAGCAACTATTGATCTTAAAAAATCTATACGATTCATATTGTCTTACGTTTTAAAATTTCCTCAATTACAAAAAGAATTATCGTTAACACAGCAAAGATGTAAATAACTTTCAATGCTAAATAATCGTGCTTTTTATTAATCATTGTCTGTAAAGTAATATTTAGTCATATAGTGCATCGGAACGTACATTAAAATAAAATATATAAAAAATTTAGCATCTATTATATGAGAATGTAAAGATCGCAAGAAAAAGAACATAGATACTAATATCCAGATCAAAAGAAATAAACGAAACCAAATGTTATTAATCATGACACTTTTCGTTGCACTAATTTACTAAATTTTGCTGGTTTTATAAGCACTTCTGGTTTATTAAATTCTTTATTTAAAAAGGTATCACACTGAGCATAAAGAATATTTTCAGCAGTTAAATATTTTAATACATTGGCTATTCTTATCGCATTACTAGGCGTTATAATTCTAGTTCCTTGCATTATACAAGTTATATTTTCAATAGATATTTTAGTTAGATTACTTAAATCTTTGTAAGTCATATTCTTTGACTTTAACGCCTCTTTAATTAATTCACTAGCTGACATACATTTGTTTTGTTGATTAGTTTTAAAGTGCTTTTGAAGCGTTAGAATTGTTTTAGAGCTAATCTTATTGTCAAATCCTTTTGATAGCTTTACGGCTGTCTTTTCGGTTATTATATTAGTATCATTAACAATCTGACTTAATGCACTTGCATGTAATCCCGATCTTTTAGCTAATTCAAAGTGAATTATTTTATAATCTCGACAAAAGCTAAATATATAATCGTTCACTTTATTTAGACTTTTCATGGCGTTAAATGTCCAAAATAAATTTCATACATATCGCTAAAAACTTTATTAGCATTCTCATTATACATTACGCCTTTACTTGGATTACTGAACTGTAAAACAGTAGCGTCTTTAAGTAATATCTTATCGTTAACCCAATAAGCCGGATCAGAATAACTATTAATACCTAAATCGTTTTTATTGTTCAATTTAATAACTAGATTCTGAATAGATTTAACCGTTGATCTAACTATTGAAATCTTATGTTTCATTCGAGGATAACAATAAGTAATCCTTTCAAAGCTGTTATGATACTTAAAGAATACTTGGTTAGTATCTGGAAATATCATTAATAGACCTAGATTAATTCTTTCGTTTAATACACTTGAATAGTTGTAGTATAAAAGTGATGATATATAGTTTCCGGTGTAAGTCATTTTCTTTGCTTTAATTCAAACATTAATTCCTCCAAAGTATTCTGATAGTGATATTTCAACAACCTACTACTTTTAAATCTAAGTAGTAGACGTTTATTTGATTCTATCTTTTTAGTTATCTCTTCGATTGACAAACTTTCAATTTCCTGATGATCCATATCCTTTACTTCCCCTTTCGCTATCTTCAAGTTCATTTACTTCTTCTAGTTCAATTAAAGGTATTTCTACTATTACTATTTGGCCTATTCTATCGCCTATTTCATATTCACTATTAAATAAAGAAAGTCTCTTAAATTTAAATGTGATTGACCCCAAAAAAAGAGAATCAATAACGCCTACCGAATTAGATAAGATTAATTGTTTCTTTGCATTAGAACTTCTAGGGAATAATAAACCTACAAATCCTATTGGCACTTCAATAGCTATTCCGCAATCGTAAACAACGTTGTTATCTTGATCGTAACTTTTACTAACCGCCGATAAGTCAAATCCTGCATCATAAGTATGTGCCTTAAATGGAATCTTTGCGTCTGGATGGCATTTTTTAAATCTTACTTTCATGTATCTGTTTAGTTGAATGTTTAATTATAATTCCGCTCGACAATCATATATCAATGATCAATTGACTTTTCGCACACTAAGTCTTTTGTTTCCTCATAGTGCACTTATGGTACTTTAATTAACTTAGCTTTTTTGTGTGATTAATCGAGCGGAACTATCAAATATTTTTAATTAACGGACACCCCCTCGCTTAGTTCTCCTACTATAATATCAACACTATCACGCTTTCGATAATCTAACCAATTTTCAATATCTGCATGATGTACAAATTGTTTGTTACCTTTTGAAATTAATTTAGTACGCTTATCCGATAAAAGATATTCGCCAAATGTTACTAGATCATCTCTTGTGAATTGTTCCATTATTATTTTTATTTAAGTTTATCTTCTTCCATTAAAATATCAATTACTTCGCCTGTTGTTAAATCGTCAAAATCATCTCTGCCTGTTTCGATTGTAGTATATTGAAAAGGGTCATAGCCACTAGGTGTACACCATTTAATAGCTTCTGGCTCATCTGATACTAATTCTATTTCTGATTCAGTAATAGATCCATATACTTCTGAGTGTTTGCCTAGAACTTCACCAAAATAAACTTTAATACCTTTATCAATCAGATACTTTACTTTTGCTTTTGATTCAATAAACACTCCTTCTAATTCACCGCTTCTTCCGCAATCGAAAGTCATTTTAAATACTGCTAAGTCGCTCATTTTTGTTTATTATTTAGTTGTTTAAATTGTTTCACTTTCTGGATTATAAATAGGCGGTTCATTTTTCTTAACCTCGCCATGAACTACAAAATCACCACTGAATTCTAAGTCTTTAAATAATAATAATTTATCGTATTGACCTAGCTTCAATTTAGATAAATCTTTATACGCAATCACTGGTGCATCTCTTTCATTTAAACGAATAACAACGCCATACGTACATTCAGTTGAGTAGCACTCTTGATTTAAATAAACTTTTACTAATTGTCCCGGTTTACAAAGGACTATATGAGCAGGTTGTTTCTTGTGTAATGTTTTATGCATTAAAATATCTTTTTATAACCTTGAATCTCAATTAGAATATACTTTAACGCGCCTATTAAATCTGTAAATGATCTGTAAGGAATGGGATTAAATAAAAACCCCGTATTCAAATCTTTAAAGTATATCCTGAATTTAATAACATCCTTATCTTTATATGAAAAGTAACTGATTAGTATATTATACTCTTCATAGTATTTAGCTTGTTGAATGAAGTATTGTTGTAATCCCATAATTAATATTTAACGCCTTTAAGTTTATCATCAACTCTTAGTGCCATTTCTTGAAAGTATCTTCTGTTCTTTGTTCTATATGTTATCTCGTTATTGGAACCAAAATTTATATTCATGCTATACTCAATACCAAAATTAATGAATATAGGGAAGTCTGAGTACATCGTTTTTAGATTATCAAACAATTGTTCTATATCAAACTTAACACAAACAATTTTACTTGACTTAACTAATTCGCTTATTAAATCAAACTCTTTAATCTCTTGTTCAGTTGCGTAAAACTTATTTCGTTTCATAACCAAATTTAATTAATAACTACCTGAATACCTAAATTTTAACCGTTTATTTTATTAATAATATCCTTTGCAAAGTAATTTAAACACGCGTCACTATTTTCAATCTCTTTGCAGAACTGATCACTAAAAGTTAATACAAAATAGTTTTTACTTCCTTCTTCTTGAAAATATAATTCCCATCCGTAATTGCTTTCTTGCATCCCTGAAAATATTTCTTTACCCGTTTTTTTGGCAACTATTGCATCTATTTTGAACAAGACGTTATACATTGACGAACCTTTGTATATAAAATTAGCCTTTGAATATGGATCAATCATTTTATTTTAGGTTTAATATCCACTTCAATTAATTCATAACTTTCAAACAATTCAAGGCAATCAGAACTAGTCATATTCATCCCCAAAGTATAAATAGTCTCAACATCTAAAAATAAAGTAGGAATGTTGTCTTTAAAGTTTCTTACAGTATAAAAATATCCTTCTTTACTATATTCTCCCCAAATAGGATTATCATTAGTAGAATCAATTCGCTTTAAGGCTTTCATAATCCTAATGCTATTTTCTCTTCCTTAGTTAATTTACTTAAAGCTGATTTCTTTAATTCAGGCGTTTTGTTAGACATATATTCATCAAATGAATCATAAATTTTATATTGAATAGATTCAGCATAAACCTTTCCACCATAACCTCCAACTGTTTTAGCGAACCTATATGCCTCATCTTCGTTATAAAATCTAGCTAATATAGGATCATTACCGTAATCCCTCAATTCGCATACTTTAAATACATTTTCATTTATAATTTTCATCGTCTATTCAATTTTAAAAGCTCTTCCAATACAATAGTAATGTTTGAACCGGATAACATTACACCCTCTACTTGCTCAACACTTCCACTTAATCCAACTCTGAATCTATCACCTCGCCATGTGAAACGTAATTGATTTTCTAAGTCTAAATCTATCTCAGATATTTGACTAGGATAAGGGATTGATTTAATTATTGCTTGTAGTAATTCTGATTTATCTTTATACATGACAGTTATTTATTAATAAATTTAACAAAACTGGATTCTAAATAAGATTTATATTCTTTTTCGTAAATCTTACTAAATTTATTAAAGTCTTTTTTGTTGGTAAAAATCAAATTTTGATTATTATTTGGCAACGAATCTAAACTCATTTTCCCAATCAGTAAACTAACTTTATTAAATGCACTCGATGCAATTGATTTAACTACCTCTATTTTATACATAATTAATTTTGTTTTATTGCCTCATCGTTAAGACAAACGAAGATAGGTATATTATTTTAATATACAATTATTTATTTTATTATTTGTAGGATGTTATTATTTGATAACTCTTAATTAATGATGGATGCAATAAATCAAATCTTTTGTCTTCTCTGAATTTATTAACAAAATAAGTATCATCCATTCTAATCATTTTTTTAATGTATAAAAACAGTATTTTATTACGATCTTTTAAGCTACGAGAATCATCAAATAACTTTTCATAAAACTCTTCCATAATTATTCTTTTTTAAATGCTTGCGCGTAGAATATCCTATCAATACTAGCATCGTAAGCAATAGTAACTCCGCCCACTAATACCCAACCTTCTTTTATTTTAAGATTGCAGTGATACTCAAAGGTATCTTGTGGCTGTGTTATTACTATATAAGTGTAATTTTCTATTCTCATGATCAATAATTTAAAATGTTTACTTTCTTACCTTGCTTTCTAGCGTAATCAATGCTAAAAAAAGTCCCCTTAGATAAACCATTCCATGCTGCTAATATTTCATCAGAAGCATCAACTATATACCTGTTTCGAATTATTCCCGCAGGTTTACCGTGTAGTTCCCAATCTGGTAGGTATTCCGTGTATTTAATACCTTTCATTAAGGCGTAACTTTTACCATATAAATCGCAACCTCTCGCGCCACCTGAAATAATCTCAGTTATGTTATCGTATTTATCTAACTCTTCAAACAGTCTCTTCTCATCTGTGAAAGTACGACCGCCTATTACTGATAACTTCATGGTAAATCATTTATGCTTGAAAATATACAATACCCTTTAAATGTTCCCGTGTTTTTAACATACCAAACATTAACTTCGCTAATAAATATCATATCACCTTCATTTACTTTTTTATACGCCTTCTCCATTATTTCAGGTAAAGTATATTCTTCGTATATAATAGTTTCGGTCATATCTTTTCTTTTTTAACTACCAAGCCTTTATTCATACTAGAATACATTCCCATTCCAGCCGACATTTCAACGCCCGTAACAACATAAATCACATCATCAAACCAAACTCTATCACCTCTATTATAAGTCTCTTCGTCGTTAACTACCAGTACTGTTCCTCTTCCTGTTATTTCTAAACAAGATAGTACTATGGGTGATTTAATTGGCTTATCTTCTTTAAAAGATTCTAAATATTTAATTGCTGCATCTTCACCTTCTGTATCTTGAATATAAAGTGCATGAGATAATACTTTTAAAGCGTTTCTCTTTTCGTTTATTTCTTTGTCGTTCATATTAACCTCTGTTTGCTCTGATTTGTTGATCTATCTCAATTACCTTAACAACTTCATCTATGTTTAAATTAGCGCCTATCTGCTTATTAAAAGGCCAATACCATAGTTTAATATATACGTTATATAAACTAGATTCCAAGCCTACTATTTTGTATGTGTTTTTACATATGTTCATTGTGATTTTATTTATAGTTCCCACATTTCACCTTCTATTCTTATTATTTCTCTTTTAGCCCACTGTTCTTTTGCCTCTTGTAATTTAATTTCAAATAAAACATCAGGATCAGGCGTTACAAAGTAAGTATATTCTTTATTAGTCATTGCAGTCCAGACAGGAAACCACCAACGATTAATTAACCATTTATTTTTACCGAATTTATATATATGAAAGTCCCTCATTGTTTAGTTGTTTTGGTTTATGTGTTCTAACTTTTTAATTTGTTTAGCATACTCTATTACTTCATCATCACTATTATCTTTAATTAATTCGTATTCATCGCCTACTATTTCAGCGTAGTTATACCATTTTATATGATCACCTCTAAAACCCGCGTAAGCATCGCATTGTTTAACTATTATACTTGGATCGCCTTTATAATTTAAACCCCTTACAACCGAAAATTTGCCGTCTAGTTCTTGTTGTTCTTTCTCTTTAAGGCTTATTATTTTAGCTACCCATCGGTAGGGTTCAGCCCACTTTTCATTATTTAGTAAAGCGTTACATACTTTACATGTTACTTCTTCTTTAATTTCTGTTTTTAGTACGCCATAATTTGAAGCAGAGAATTCACATCCATCATCAAGATTAGTCCAATGTACTTTTTTATGTTTAGCCATTTTGTTTAGTCTGAATATAACATTCTTTTCTTAATAGATTAATACTTGCTGAATTGATTTCTAATTTATGCCTTCCTTTAAATCCGTTTCTAACAATTATACATCTAAGATAAGTAACATCTTTCTCTTTATCAGTATTTTTATTTTCTATTTTATTAAAAATGTCTATTACTTCTATTGTTTGATCCACGCCTATTGCTGTGAACAAATCACCTACTTCAATCATTGCTATATGTTGTTTTTATTACTTTTTGGGTGTCAATTTTATGACTACAATTTTACTAGTGGTCAACACATCTAGCTTATCTAGATCATAAGAAGAATAAGAAAGTTTAAATTCGCTTAATTTATGATTAATAAACTTTTTACCTCTAAGTTTGAACTGAGAAGTTGTTTCTTTAATCAAAATACCGTTTTTATCTATTCTTGAACCATTAATACAACCAAAAAACCCATCATAATATAAATGGCGTTCTTCTGGCTTAATTAACTCGAATCTTCTACGCCAATTAATATAGCCTAGTGTTTTCAATAGTTTTTTGTATTTCTTAGCAGTCGTTTCAGATCTCCTATCCATTGACTTTGCTATATTTTTGTTACTAACAGTGAGATATCCATACTCGGTTTTTCGTTCGTACTTTTTCAACTTATCAAGGCGTTCTGTATCCTTTTTATTAAGCGGTCTAAGTACTGATTTACTAGTAAGTATTTGCCTTTCAACAGATATATTTAATCTCTTCTCTTGGTAACGTAATTTAGCGACGAATAGAATTCCCCGTATTGATATTTTTGTTTCTGATAATTTCTTGCTTGCGTAAATTGTTATAGACTTCTCATCAGGATATTTACCAATGAATGAAGGATATATTTTTTGTAACTTCTTTTTAGTTAAAACACAAATATTCCCATCCCGTAAATGAACAATGCCTTTATCAACTAAAATATTAAGATGGAACTTTAATGTATTATAAGATACGCCTAACTTTTCAGCTAGTTTTCTTTTATTGCAATTGTAAATAATTGGATTTTTGTAGAGAGTACGTATCTGTACGTAATAGGAAAGTGTATTAAGTAAATCCTCTTGGTAAAATGATGAAAACATCTTACAAGGAATTTGAACTTGATACTTACTTCGATTCTTACCTATTTTAACTACCTCTTCTGACACAACAAATCCGTTCTGGGCTAATGAAGAATTTTAAGTGTCAAGTTAAAGTCTTCCCAGAACGGATCACATATATTTTGTAAACGCAGCTAAATTGGGTAATGCAAAGTCTTTAATTCAATTCATTTATACTATAACTTGACAACACAAAAATACTAAAAACTATTTTAAAAACCAAATGAAAATAAATAAAAAATATGTTGGTTAAAATTAGGATAAGAAATATAAAAGTTTCATATTTGCAATACAATAAAACAACTAAAAATTATGAAAATAAGATTTGAGCGTGGCAAAAGTAAATTTTTCAAGCCCGATGAAGTGATACCATTTATGGTAATTATTGAGAAAAGCGAGGATGATGATTACTGTTATTTTGCTAGAACTATTGATGAGGCAAAAGATTTTTATTCTCAATATCTAATGAATAACCGCGATCAGTTTCTTGATGATGTATCTTATGATTTAAGTAGTTTCTTAAACGTGTTTGATTTTATCAACGTAAGTAAGTTAGCTAAAACATTAGGCGTAAATGAAAGTCTTATGAGACAATACGCAGCAGGAAATAAAAAACCATCTAATAAGCAATCTAAAAGAATAATAGATGGAATACGGGAAGTATCAAAAGAATTACTTGCAATTAATTTAATTCAAAACAACTAACAAAATGAAAATACATAGCGAAACAAATACAATAACAGATGTATCAGAATCTAACGGATGGTATAGTGTTAGATGTGGCTCAATGGGAACAGGCGTTAATAGCAAATACGGAGTAGTGCCAAAGGTTGGAGATATTATGACAGTTCATAGTACTACTATGTTTGGAACGATCAGAGGCATTGAAATTAACGGTAAGATGTTATTCTTTAAAAGTGATCAAGAACTAGAAGATCACAGAAAAAAAGAACTAGCTAAATACGAACAAAAGAAAATTGATGACTTCGCTAAGAATAAATCAAAACTAGATTCTGAATATGAATCTTTACCACAAGTATTTAAGGATAGAATTGATAGATTTAGAACTAACAATCCTAATTTCAGGGTAGAATTTGAATCTTACGAATTATTTTGCTGTACAGAGGCGGTTAAGATAGCGGAAACATTAAAAACAGTTGAGGAAGTTAAATTATTTTGGAATGCTGATTGGGATAAACAAATGAAATTAGTTCCAATGCTAAATGAAGGTCATAGTGGCAATACTTTTGGGTGCGCCTGTAAATTAGCTGTTCTATATTTAGAATCACCTGAATTAGTTGCTAGAATACATGGTAGTTTATCACCATTAGTAGGATCGGAAGCATTTGGAGATATTAAAACAAACTAACCAATGAAAGACCTAAAACAACTAGTAATAGAAGAGGCGACAAACATTAAACTTTACGCCACTGAAAAGGAGATTGATAATTTGGATATAGGCACTTTCGATGCGGAAAATGGGAATCGATGTATTTATGGACAAATGGTTGGAAATTGTTTTTCTTATGAAGCAAATTTATTATTAAATAAATGCACTAAACCTTATTCAAGAGAGCTTCATGTAGTGACAAGTCCAATTAACGATGAGTTTATAAATAATAGATCAGAATTCTCACCAATAGAATACTATATTTTACAACCAAAATCTAAAAACAAAACACTAATTGACTTCATTAAAGGAGATATTCAAGAGTTAACCGTAGATATGTTATGAAACCAAAAATAGGAGATAAAATATATATTCCTTCTGCTTTTTATATTTCAAGAGGCGAAGATGATGTTAAAGGAGGATTGGCTACAATAAGTATAATTAAAGAATCTGATTTCTTGGCGAAAGACCATTATAATTACTTAATGATAGGCGTTAGGGGATTTGAAGGAACATTGTATAATTATCGTCATTTAATGGAAAAGCAAGATAAATTAAGAGAACAATTTGGAGAAGAACTAGCGGCTCACGATCCAGATATTAATACGCCTTGGATTCAATCAGGAGATATAGTTAATGGAAGTATTTATAATGGTCAAGACGTTTGGTAGCTATGGAACAAGAAACACAATTCAACAAGGCGGTTATAGTAAAAATGGATAGCCTTTATGTAACAGATGATTTATCTTATAGTAGAGATATTCTCAAAGCAAAAGTCTTTAACATTAAAGATGCTAAAAGATTTGTTAAGACTAATAATGTTGGTGTAGTTAAAATCCTAAACCAATACGAATACAACAATATAATCTTAGATAGAATCGAAGAGTTAAAAGGTAAACTGTTAATACTGAAATAATGGGATTAAAAATAGTAAGTTTTCAAACCGCATTAGAAGCGAGAAACAAGGGATTTGTAGAAGGTAGTAATTATTATTACGACATATACACCGAAGAGTTAATAGATAATGGTAAAGCTATTTTTATTAATGGATTAGATGGACGTTTAGTTGAAGCACCTTATCAGGCGTTATTAACTCAATGGATAAGGGAAAAACAAAATTTACATATATCTGTAAAATACATGTCAGATGAAGTTGAAAATAATTACGAGGTAGATGTTTATATATCCTATAATAATTATCATGGATCAATACATAAAGAAATTTACGCCACTTACGAAGAAGCATTAGAAGGGGGTTTAATTAAAGGATTGGAACTAATAAAATAAACCAAATAACATTTGTATATTAAAATAATATATTGTACATTTATGTCATCCTAACAATGGGGTGATTAAACAAAAGAAATATGAATAACAGTAAAGTAGATTTCAATAAAATTTATCAATACATTCCTTTTTGTTTAAAGTCTGGTCAAAGTGCACTAGCTTTTGGTTTAGAAGATCCGCTAATAAAGATTGTTGATAACTATAACGTAATGAATTTTGTTGAAGGAAATACTTCTGCTAAAATTATATTATATCCAATATCTGATTTAAATAATAAAATATTTTCAAACAAAGAATCCTTTATTCCATTAAATAGGCTAAATGATATTATTACTTTGGGGGATACTGATATTTACAAATTAAATAGTTTTATTAAATCGCCTTGGACTTATTATTTTCTACCTCACTTGATTATAGAAAAATTATTTGAATGGAAGTTTGATATTTACTCTTTGATTGAAAATGATTTAGCTATTGATGTTAATACACTTAAAGATAATCCTTACAAATGAAAACGCTAGCATATTTTTTAAATAAAGTTTCATTGGAAAAACACGGTAATAATTGGTGGTTTATTATTAGTCATTTATCTCCCGAAATTATGCAACCTATAATTGATGAGGCATGTAATAGATATACAATGCAATGTTGTGAATTTTTAAGACAAAGATGTGCTGATAATGCTACTACTTGTAAGTTAGAAAGTAAAACTAAGGATATTACAATAGTTAATTTGGATTCTATTTTAAACACTGAAATTATACTGCCGTAATATGAGCTACAACATAACAACTTGGAAAACAAAAAAGATTGATGGATTAAGAATACCTATTGATTGCTTTAACGGTAAAAAACATAAACATTACCAACAAGAAGTAACGATTAATAACAGTCATGTAATTATAGAAGCCGGTGAAGGTAAAATTGAAGGATACTTACAGATTGATGATGCGGTTTATATTACAGATATAAGTATATGTGGTGAAACTTCTGGCACATTCTTTCGTGAAATATTTTATAACGCCTTAGAATCAGCAGAAGGAACTATGGAAGCTGTTTTAATTTGGGAAGGCGGTGATAATATTACAAGATTAGTAGTTAGTGAAGATGAATATTCAAACGAAGAAATAGAATTATGAATTATAAGAAAAAGTATCAAATAGCATTAGTATGTATTATATTATATCAGGCAGCTATATTAGTCAATGAAAATAGTTTGATGTTCACTAAGATAATTAATTTCATATCCTTAGTTATAAATGTAGGCGTATTAATTTCAACTTTTGATAATAAATGAAACTATCAGAAAAAACAAAAGAACTTATCACAACGACATTAATTATAATCGCCTGTATAATTACCATTGTTCTTATCTTAGGATTGGTTGTTGGATATTATTATTTCTTGTCGGAGTTTATATTGAAATGTTTAAATATTATCTTTAATCACAAATAAAAATGAGTAATTCGAGTAAATTTTGGGGTGTAATTGGTTTAATTGCAATGCTGTATGGTAATTATTTAATATATAATTTCATATCTTCTACCGATAAAGACAGAGTAGATAAGCAATATTGCGGGAAAGTAGTTAAAAAATCAGATGAGGAAGTAACAATTAAACATGGAAGTAGAACTGACCTATATCTTATAGTTGAATTTGATCAGATAGGATTGAGATCAATAGAAGTAGAGCCAAATACTTATTTTACACATAATAAAGGCGATAGGGTTTGTTTTGGATTAAACAATTACGACTTAAACGGCAGAAAGCAAATGACTTTCAAAGAAAGTGCGCTAGATTTATTAAAGTTTCTATTCATGTTTCTAATTGGAATAGCAAATATAGTATTGATATTTATAAGTATTGGATTGTCTATTGAAGCACTTAATAAAAAATTAGACGGGAAATGAATTTAAGATGTAATTGTGGTAATGAATTGCCAGATTCTGACATTGAATTTGGCGGTGAAAGTTGTAATGATGAAGGCGAATCTTACTATGTAGCTACTGTATATTGTGAAAAGTGTAACATATCACACGAGATTAGCGATTGGGGAGAATATGAAGATATAGATCATGTTAAAGAAGAATTCGTTTATAAAACTTATTTAACGCTTGGTTGAAAGAAAATGAATTTTAGGAGGAAGTATTCAAATGACTATCTGTTTTTAACGGGTAGTTATTTTTTTGTAACTTTACCTTATCATAAAACTACCAACAATGAAAAAGTATTTAATCGCTTTACTTCTTTTATCTTCGTATATAGGGTATAGTCAAACAGTCTCTTCTTTACCTTCTAATCTTGGTTCGTTAGTTCTGTTTAGAGATAATCCGGTTACTTTAAAAGCTGTGTTCCCTTCTGGTTATTTATCCAGTTCAACTGTTTCGTCGGACGTGTATCAAATAACCGGAATCTCTGGAACCAAGATAGCTTCAATAATACCTACTACATCTAAATCAGGCGATACAATTAAAGTTTCACTTACCACTTCACAAGTAGGTAGATTAGCTAGTATTTCAGGATCAATAGGATTGTTTATTAAGATTAATACCACTTACGTATTAGGTTCAACAATTACCGTTAGGGTAGGTTCAGGAAATGCTAATACTACGCCTTTTACAGTTAACTTACCTGAAATAGGTATTGTTAAAATTAATTTAGTTGGTGATGTAGGTTCTGCTTTAAGATATGCCCATTTAGCTGATTCATTAGCAACAATAGCAAAAACAGCTAGTACTAATGCACAATCTAATGCTTCAATAAGTATAGCAGCAAAGGATAGTGCAAGAATTTACGCCTTATCAACAGCTAATAAAAAGGTTTATACATCCGAAACATTAACTAATTTACGATCATTAGCACCAACAGATACTAATTTAGTATACATTCTTTCGGATAAGCTAAGATACGGACAATTTAAATACGATCCATTAGACGTTAGTTCATTAGATAATGGCGGTACTATAATCGTAACATCAGGCGGTAAAAGATTTAAAAGAATTATTCAGGGAACAGAATTAAGACCTGAATGGTTTGGCGCGAAAGTAGATGATGAAGTAGATGATGCACCTGCAATACAAGCTATGTTTAATGCAGTTTCACCGTCAGGAGCGATACTATTATTTTCATCAGGTATTTATTATGTAGGATCAGAATTAACCTTTAAATCACAAACAACAGCACCGGCATATAATTACAAGATTTCTTTACGTGGTGCAGGGGTAGGGCGAACACAGATATTTGGCAAAGTAGGCTTTACTGGCAATATGTTTGAACTTAACACCGGAACAGATTCAGGAACATCAAAAGATTTATACATTACTATTCAGGATATAGAATTCAGGGCTAACACAGCAAGCAAGATTATAAACGCTACTGAAATAACAAGCGTTAAGATTTATAATAGCATGTTTTTCGGTGGTCAGGATGTAGGTATTCAGGTAGGCAATCCCGGAGGTATAGGGGGTTATTCTGTTTATATGTACAATAACTACCATAACGGACAAAGATACGGTAACGGTCAAAATAACGGGCTTATGAGGTTTAATAACATGCGCTTCGCAGTTATAGATGGAATGGAATCAGACGGGGGTAAATATGGCGTTGAATTCCTTGGATCTTCTGATAAAAACATTGTTATTAATTCCAAGATAGAAGGGACTAAAAGAGCAGGTATATTATTCGATAATACAAATGGAAGCGGAGGAGGTGAAAACAAGATCATTAATACAATGATTAACCCATATGCAGGAACAGAAGCACAAGGATTATTTGATGGTCAAATTAATTGCATTGAGATTAACTCGCAAGGCGGGGGAAATATCGAGAATATAATCACAGGAAATACTTTATACGCCCCTAGATTAACAAGCTTACCTAATGTATTTATTGTTAACAGTGAATCAGGAACATTTACACCGGGAGCAGGAGTAGAAGTATTAGGCTTAACATCAGGCGCACAAGGTCACATGGAAGGATTTAACACATCAGCACATAGAATGCTTGTAACAACTTATTCAGGCACATTTACAGTAGGCGAAACAATAAGACAAGTTAGCAATTCAGTTACAGCAGTTATAGCATCAGAAACACCTCGTATTAGCTCAGGAATAAAACTTTCAGGAGGCGGTGGAACTAATATTATAAACGGTAACAACATCAGCGGATTACCTGTTTACGGAATTTATAACGAACAGAATGACAATGTTATTTCTAACAATACTATTCTAGCTAATACAGGACTTTACGCCAGTCATACAGGTAGAATTCAGGTAACTAATAACTTCTTTTACAGCGCATCAGGAACAGGAATAAACAGGGCTAATATAGGTGAAATAATAAACACTTCTAACAGCTTTGTTGACGCAACTAATATAAACACCTCAGACTATTATTTAAAGTCCACAGGAGGCACGGTAACAGGAGCAACAGTACTAAGTGGAACTACTAATACAATAACAGGATTAAGAACCACAGGAGACTTTTTACCAACTACTGATCAGAATACTAATGCAGGATCTGACGCGGCTAGATATTTATCAATGTATGGTATTTATTTTAACGGTGACGCTTTTATAGCAAGAACAACATCAGGAATGAGTGTTCAAACATCAGACTTAAATACACGCGCTCAATTCGCTAATGATGGAAGTTTAATTATTCAACCCGGAAGTGGTAGTTTTAGCTCTATTGCCTCAGCAGCTTTGCAGGTTAATAGTACTTCAAAAGGCGCGTTATTACCCCGAATGACAACAACACAAAGAGACGCTATAAGTTCACCAGCAGAAGGAATTGAAATATACAATATCACTGTTCATAATAAGCAATTTTACAACGGTACAGTTTGGAAGACAGTAGTTACGGATTAAGTTTGGTTTGATGATAGTTTAAATTCCCGTAAGATATATTCCTACGGGAATTTTATTTTAAACTAATGTCTCAGACACAATAGCATAAATCTTATCAATATGCCCTAGTCTTTCTGCTAATTCAAGATTAGATTCTCTTTTCTTCTTCATGCAGGCATTTAAGTTAACACCATATCTATAATATAGTTTCTCATAAATAGAACGCCATACACTTTGTTGATCCAATCCCTTTGCGCCGCAATATTGATTAACTATTTGTCTAATGTTAGCTCGTTTAGTTAAATCAGGAACTTTATCAGTAGACCTTTCGACACTTAACAATAATTTAGTTGCCTCAGCCTTTTCTTTTTTGTTGTCCTCAATATACTTTTCAATATTACTAACCGATTCTTTTAATAAACCAATTTGCTTTTCCTGATCGGCCAACACCTGAGCACTTTGAAGAATTAATTCAATTTGACTTAATGGCTTAGGTTGTTCAAAAACTACTTTATTAGCCTTTTCTAGCTCAATAAAATAAAGCCTAACGATCTTTCCACGTTCTGTTCTTTGTAGCATGGATATTTCTTTTGCCATGTCTATTATAATAGCATAATCAACTCCATCTCTTCCTCCTGAGCTTTTCACCCGAATAGGGGTAAAGTCTAAACCCTCTTCAAATCCATATTTAAACATTGATTTAGCCCATGAACTAAAATCTTTTCTAACGCCTAATGATTCATGTAAATTCTTTAAACTTACAATATCAACACCGTTTTCATTTTTTACTACTTTAACTATTTCTTCCATAATTGTAAAATAAGAAATCCCAACTAACTAAAAGGCTGCAACCTCTTTCGTCAATCGGGATTAATATAATTTTGGTTATCTGTTGCAGCAGATTTATCTATACACAAATATAGTAAAATTAACTTAACTTTCCAAAGTATTTTTTGACCTAATAAAACCAATAGAAACGATAATCATTAACACTATTTCAAAATAATAAGGTATATGACAAACAAAATAAAGTGCCTCATGATTATCCCAAGTAAAATACATATTATATAAAGCACTCGTGAACATTGAAGAGCAATTATAGGCTAGTAATCCACAGACTATACAAAAATGGCTTGAACGCGTTAATTCGGCCAAATAAACCTCTTCTATTAACTCATATAAAAACAAAAAGCAATACGAACATATTATTATACATTTAATAGGTGAAGCATATAAAACAAATTTAATATCACTAGAAGTTAAAGAATCTAAATTGCAAATAGCTAAATCTATAAAAAATATAATAGTAAAAATAACACCACAATATTTAATATACTTTTTATATCCCAAATCAAAAAATACATTGTAAAAATAATATGACACTATCCAGAAGCTAACTATTAACCATAAATTATTATAAGCTATATTGTTAATTCTATTAGCTGAATATATATCTGTTATAATATCTATAATTAATTTAACTATTAAATAATAAAAGAAAATGCGTAAGGACTTTGATTCATCCCTACGCATTAACAATATTATTATTGGGAATATTGTGGATATCAACACTCCAAAATGTAATGGATAATTTTGAAAGTATTGTATCTGTTTATCCATATATTTACCTACAATCTGGTGGGCATGGGCTTCCTTCTGACATTGCTTTATAAGTCAATACGCCTGACTTGAATACCAATTCGATAACTGTTTTAGTTTTACCGTCAATTAGTCCATGCTTAATATTAACACCATCTACGGTTGAAATATCAACTCCTGCGATAAGCTCCTTAATCGTATCTATACTAAAAAATTCACTCTCGATATACTTAGATCCCTTTTTAACTTTCCCTGCCCTATGTTTTTCAGTTATCTTATCAGCAGTCGCTTTGTCAATTAATTTACTCATTATATCTGATGGTTTTATGTGTCTTCAAAACTACCAAAAACTAGGTAATTTTAAAAACCGTTTAATCAATTTGAAAAAATAAATTGAAAATAATTGCAATTAAATTAGGCACTTAAATTAAATATACTTACATTTGAATATCGAAACGAATCGAGAAATAAACAAAATAGATTATGTATATTTTAACTAATTAATTTGAGGATGAATTTATTAATTCAGGAGATGATGAAAATATGGAAGATTTCACGACAGATATTAATGATGCAATGAAATGGAGTGATGATCGAAATGCTATTCGCATGTCTGAGCTATTCACAAAAAGAACAGGTATTAAATTAATTATAAAACAGATATTATGAAAGTAGGAAGGCCAAAAGGAATAAATAGTGTTCACAAGAGTTTTAATTTAGACAAGCAACATTTGGATTTCTGGAACTCACAGCCAAACAAAAACCGAATGGTTAACAACGCGATTGAAAAACTTAAAAACGAAACTAAATTATGATAGGCGAGATTGAATTAAAGAGAATAGGCGAAGGGTATAACGAGGTGTTTAATAAAATGCAAGAAGTTATTATCAAAAAGGATAAAGAGTTAATACTATCCAATCAAATGTATTTTAAATCAGCTACTTTAAATATTCAACTACTGGAATACATAACGCAAAATAAGCACATAAGCGAATTAACTAAAAGTGAAATAGCTGATATAGTAGCACTAAACAAATGAAAACAATCCACAAAGCATTAGAATACGTAACACTAAATACTTCTCTTGAACAAAAAAGAGTAGGTGATTTATTGAAGTGGCATGTAGTTTTAGGTGAAATTAAAGGGCGAGTAATGGGTGTTAAAACTTTGTATAATTGCAATATTTATCCAGATATGTCTTTTAGTCATGAAAGAGAACTTTACATTGATATCAAAGAATCTGAATTTATGGCGTATGTTATTGAGTTAAGTGATGGTAAAAGAGTTTATTCAACTATTTAAAAAAATAAAATTATGGGATGCGATATTCATGTATTTGTAGAGTACAAAGAAAAAAAAGGTGATTGGTGGCAAGGGTTTGGCTCTGAGATCCATTTAGATAGAAATTATTCAATGTTTAGTTTTATGTGTGATGGCGTAAGAAGTGATCACGATAATGGATATAAGGCAAGAGGGTTGCCGGAAGACTTATCGCACAGAGCTAAGGATTCTAATTGGTTGTACATAACAGAAGAAAAAGATGAATGCAATACAGCTACATTAGAAGAAGCTGTACGGTGGCATAGGGATGGCAAAGGAAGTATAATTAAATATGATACAAAAGGTGATCCACAATACGTTGAACATCCCGATTGGCATTCCCATTCTTGGCTAAATACTAAGGAATATGAAGATTGTTTAAATAAATCTGACCATATCACACCAGATTATAGAGCCATTTTAGCTTGCATGAAATCATTTGAATCAGATAATTGTGAAGCAAGGTTAATATTTTGGTTTGATAATTAATCATGAGCGAAGAACTAAAAGAACTATTATCAACTCTAAAAGAAGAGCTAGTAAGAAAAACAGAAAACCTTGAAGAGACTAGATTAAGGTTAATAGAAGCTAATACTGTTATTTACGAGATAAGTAGATTAATGAATGATGTTCATATACCAGATACAAAGTATTGTATTGAAGAAATTATTAAACAATATTTAACTAAACCGAAATGAGCATTATTAGCGAGATGATTGATGATAATATAGAAATGAATAATAGATGTATTTCTTCTATGAAATCCTTAATCGATGGAATTGAAATTAGGGATAAAATTATTGAACAACAAGAAAAAATAATTGTCAATCAAGATTTATTAATTAAGGAGCTGAAATTAAAAATAAATTCAAACCTATGAAAACAACTACAAGACCTTTAAATATGAGTGAATTGGGATCTGCTTTGCATTTATCAGTATGCTCTTCAATGATGATAGATTTACTTGATAAGCTATCTTATACTAACATCTACAAGCATAAATTAAAGCTAGTAACTAAGGCGTTCTTAAAAGAAATAGAATTGCATCAAGAAGAAAACTTATGGAAATCATCAGTAGCTAATAGTAATATTGATACAGCTAACGAACAAATGCAAGGGTTAGTAGATTTCTTAGGCAACTTGTTTTTAATCGGTATAGCTTCTGAAAAGATTGATCCTGAAATACAGAAAAGTTTCTTTGAAAGAATAGATCAGGTTTGCGAAGAGTTTAATATACCTTTGGAGTTAAAGAGTGATGGAAGTATGCAATTTAGAGAACAGAAAGTTTTAATTGAAGAGGTATGAAATATTACTTTATTAGTTATACAGAAGTATACAGTGGCGGTAATGTTAGATTTAGAAACGCCTTTATTGAAGGTCATCCACTTAAATGGCTAGAAGACAAAAATGACCCTCGATACAATAGTACTTATTTTTACACATTAATTAATTGGAAAACTATTCCAGAATCAGATTATAAATTTTACAGACAATGACAAATAGATACATTATATTAAATGAAAGTCAATCTGCACATTGCTGTTTCACTCATTCAGTTATTGACACAAAAGAAGGAGTAGAAGATTATAGTAATAAAGAAACCATCTATTGGAAGAAATGCATAGCAGAAACATTCAGTCTTGAAGATGCAAAACTAATAGTTAACGCCTTAAATAATTTAGAACAATGAGCGATAATGTAAACAACCCATCTCATTACGGTGGGAAAGATAGCATCTATGAAGTAATTAAGATTGCAGAATATTACAATGCCGATCTTTATATCTTTAATTTGTTGAAATATTGCCTTCGTGCCGGTGTTAAAAATGAGGCAACTGAGCTAGAAGATCTCAAAAAAGGTGCGTGGTATCTACAAAGAAAAATAGATCGCTTAGAAGCACAAAAACAAGGCGTAGAGATTAATCTTAGTTGTGAAGATAAACTATCGCCAGATTTCGTAGTTACATGTCAACAATTAGAAGATATTATATCTAATTCTGATCAACCAAAAGTAATTGAAGAATTAAAAGTAGGAGATAAGATAAAAGCGATTGATTATTTATATATGCACGATAATACCGCAAACTTATCCTTAATAAAAGATAAATATTATATTATAAAAGATATAGTACGAGGATTGAATATTATAGTAGCAAGCGAGTATGATAAAAACCATTATTTTACTTTATCGGATCTAAATGAATTCTTCCACGTAACCCATTCACAAGGCGTACTAACAAAAGAAAATATTCAGGATATTAAAGATAGTAATTATCAAGACAATTTAAACGAAGGATATCATTAATAATTATGGACAATATAAAAAGCAAAGAATTAGAAGAATTATCTAGGCCACTTATTAAATGGCTATGCGATAACTATCACCCACATGTAACAGTTATTATAACGCCTACAAGTGCAGAGTTAAGTGAAGGTATTTTATGTACAGGAATTATTAATGATTATTTAAAAGATTAATACATTATGATAACAGATCTAATTTCAATACTAAATATTCTTCATCAAAAAGATATACATTTTAGATTAGAAAATGACGAAGAAGGATTTTATTTATCTATTATCGACAGAGAGATTTACCCAAGAATATGGGCAGATAATTACCATGATAATCGAAATAAAATATTCGCAGAAACTACTGAAAATTTATTAAACAGAACTGTATTAGCAGGTAAAGACTGGTCAGTAAGATTCTATGGAGATAGTGTAGATAAAGTGTTTTTTAAATGTTATGAATTTCTAAAAGAAAATAAATATTAATGAATAACGAGATAGATAAAGCTATAACACATTTGATTATTGAAAACTTCAACCGAGAAATAATAAGGGAAATAAAACTAACAGTAAAAAGTTTTATCAACTCTGATAAATTATATGCAGTTGAGAGTTTTGACGATCCTTTTAATCAAAAAGATCTACTACTTCATAAACACATAGATTACTGCGAAATAATGAAGTTTATTGAAAATAATATTCCTTTGATAAAAGATTTGGATTATACTTTCAAATACACATATCATGTGGTAGGAAATATAAAAGCAGAAATCTCACACTTAGTGTTAAAAAATAATAAAAGTACTCAATAGCTAAGATTTAATCGCCTCAACTATTACTTCCTTAAATCATCAAACAAAGCTAAACATTCTTTATGAACTGTTTTACTCTTTCTGGCAAGCGTTGGGTTAAGCATGACATGAGTGTATTCTTTTCTATTTTTAACGCCTTTAATGTAGTATATAACAGACTTATCATATAGTTTCTTCATGAACAAGGCGAACTTATTTCTTGCGTAGTCTAATTCAATCATTAATGTTTCTTTCGTGTGTGGATTGTCATTTTCATCAGCTAAGACATTATAAGAACCAGAAACCATATCGGACATTTTCATTATACGACCTACATCAACATGACTAAAATTAGTCCATATATAAGCAAGTGCTTTCGAATCAATAATAACATATTCATCCGAGTGAACTATAACTAAATCTGTTTTTGAACTAACAAAAGATATGTCAGGTATTTCATCATCTAACTTTATACCAGTTTCAATATTAACATATTTACTACTATCAATTTTACTTTTATTGTATACAGACTTCATGTTAGTACGTTTATCTATTACAAATATAATCAATTTTACCTTAAAAAGTGCACTAAAAAGGGTGCAAAAAGTGTCAATATTAAGCAAATATGCACCTAAAAGGGTGCAAGAATATTGCGTAATTAATTGATTTGTAACAACTTAACATAATCCTCTTTATTAATATTCCCTAATTTATTATACCTATGAAAGGAGATTTTACTTTAAAACAAAAGACGGCACTTAAAGCACTTGAAAAAGCTTTGGAATTGTGTAGCAACTAAAATTTAAAACTTTGCGGAATGGATGGCAATATTTACTAGGCTAACACTCAGGCATTAAATCATTATGCAGATCAGATGAATAAAGGCGGTTCAAGTGGCGATTACTGCGAAGTTGCACAATGTCAAAATTTAGATCAGGCAAGTTTAGACGGTGGATTAAATGAATAATGGTGTGGTACAGTAAAATCATATAAAGCCTATACCGATTCAGGAGGTTGGCAATTCTGTCTCGATTTAAAGACAACTTGTATCGAATTCAAGACAATATATGTTCATAATATGAACGTTTTATTCAATTTATGAACAAAAACTTTTATAAATAACTATAAATCATAAACTTACAAGCGTTTTTACATTCTTAAAGATTATTTATCAGACTAATTTTTATTTTATGTTGAAAAATAAATTAAAAATAATTTTAAAAATGTATTGTATATCAAAATAATATATCGACCTTTGAAATGCCGGAAGCAACGAAGCTAACGGAAAAAAAACAAAGAAAATGACTTCTCTAACTCAAATCATCAAATCAGAAACTTCTGAAATGTTTGCAAAATACTTGATCATGAAAGCTGAATGGGCTGGTCAATATTACGACAAACAAATTCAATGGGATACTAAATCAATTAGAGAAGCATTTGGAAAGAAAACAGAGATTAAAAGATTTAACGGTGAAATTGAAGTTCATTACAGCCAAACAAAAGAATCAATGAACTTTGAAAATAAAATATACGCAATGAAATCAAAAGGAAGAGAAAGTTTTATTGAGAAAGAAATTAAACTTGCCAAACTTAACTACGAAGATGCAACTGAAAAACTAGCACTAAGAATTCATAAAAAAGGAATTAACATCGAAAACATGAAAGTTAATTCAGTAAGATTTAAAGAAGGAGATTTACAAACAATATTCACAGATGGAGTTAATTATGTTAAAGCATTCACGATATTAGCATGGGGAAATGTAAACGCACCTCACTACCGATACCTAGTAAAATAAACAAAGAAGGGAGCCTAAAAACTCCCAATATTTTTGCATTTAAATAATAACTTTATTAAATCAGGCGTTCAATTATATTTTAGTGAAGGTATGGGAATATTTACGCGTACGGGATGCGATGGAACTTTATCTAAGATAATTCATAGGTTCAGTATACTGCCAGAGAACAGAGATTTATTTATAACTACTAAGCGAATGAAAGAATATAAATCTTATTGCGAAGAGTTAAGATTTGAATTATATAATCAAACTTTAATATAAATAGTAATGGATAAATTTAAATTTAGTGTTTATATATTTTGTTTGATATTGAGTGCAATGTTATTATTTATATCTCTTTATCCAAATTCAGAAATGAAAGAAAAACAAATGATTTACTGCATACTATTATTTTCTAGCATTTATGCAACAATCAATGAATATAAAAAATAGCCGTTGATTACTGGTTCAACGGCTAACACCTTTTTAAATCCCAGACCATAGGTAAAGGAATATATTATGAAAAAAATAATTGGAGAATCCGATAGTATATACACAAATCTAAATAATTTTAAGAAAAAGAATGATAAAGAATTGCTATATCTATTAGAGATGATCGAAAACGAAATAGATAGTTTAGATGTTCGAAAAAGGAGAATAGAAATTGAATTATATTATAGGTCAAATCCAGAAACAAGACCAAAATAGTGAAATTATAAAATTCAAATAATTTTAAAGTTTCCATGTGGTTATATTCGAGACTTTATTATAATATTCAAACCTTACAAAGCTAAATCACTCGTATTATTACCATTATCAATCAATCCATTTAATCCTAGATCTTCAAGAGTAGATAGATTAGTAGGAACTAATACTTTATCAGCATTTTCGTCTGGTGCGTTATCGTATCTTAAAGCGTTTCTAATTTCGTTCGTAGTAAATACATTAGATGCCCTCATCCAAGTGACTGTATCCTTCATATCATCTTGAAGTTCCGGGAAGTACTCTAAATCGAAGTCTAAGACGTAATCTTTATCTTTGGTATATGTTGGCAGTATATCTCTATTGAACGTGTCTTTAAACGCTTCTAATTGCGGTATAACTGCATCTGTTAAGCTAATCTTACGCCCTGTTTCAATGTTATTGTAAGTAGAATTATCTCCCCACGGTGTAATTGCCTGATCTACATGGAATGCACCTAAAATATCTTTCTTAGTTACGTTCTGAGATTCAAGTATACCTAATTCAGAAGGACTAAAACCAACTCTAATAGTACCAAGTTCAATTGTATTAGCAATAATACCTCTGTTCTGATTTAGTTTATTATTTAACCCATCAGAAGCAGCACTAATCTGTTCAATACTCATGTCATTCCAATCAGTTGCGCCTTTTGGAAATATAAAATCACGAATACCGTTAGACTGGTATAAACTTGCTTCTAATTCATTTCCTTTATTATACTTATAAAGTATCTCCCTAATTGCGTAAAGCTGCGATAAGCCATAAAAAGCATCTGTTTCAGTGCGATAAGCAACGTTTAATGAATTTCGTGTTTGAGCAACGTTCAAAGCATCAATAAATACACCCGGAGCTGATTCTAAATAATATTTGCTAATTGGTTTATTCCATCCACCAGAAACAATACGTACTTTTTGAGCAGGAGGTAAATACATTTGTTTAACAGCTCCCGTAGTGGCGTCATTTATCCCATCTCTGACATTAAACCAATAAGAGCTACCAACACCAGCCTTATATATATAAGACCCGTACATAAACTCATGGCGGGTCATTAAAGGATTGGGATTATCAATAAGTCTTTGCATTGGAGCATCAGTAACTTCTTCCAATGCTTTATAACGCAAATCCATTGCAATACGAATAGATTTCTCAGTAGGAGAAGCAAGCATAGCCTTATATTTTCTATAAGACTTTTCATCTTTAATTTTAGATATAACAGGTGGACAACTTGCTACTTTTTGACCTACCCAATCCATGACACTAAAAACGATATGATTATTCAGAAACCCCTCAACAAGTAGATTTGAAGTATCAGAGGCGAACCAAGTCACTTCCGTATTTGGCATGAACCTAAATAACATTTCGCTTGGGCGATTTACTGCCTTTGGTTGTCCGTTAATATCTTTCTTTAAAAAATCAAATAATCCCATTCCCCTCTATCGTTTTCTTATCCGAAATTCCAAACCAATTTTTTCATAACATGCTGACTATAAGCGGAATAGCGCAAACTATCGAGGCCGTGATTCCACAGGTCGACAGGCGTATTAGACTTTTTATCATGCCAAACATAATTATTCAATTCTTTTAGCAAATTTACACTATTTGGATCAATAACCAACTTAAAGTCTTGTAACAGTGCTATGCCTGCGCTAATCGAACCCGGACCTTTAACAGCCTCTTTAATATTACAACCTAATTTCTTTAATTCTTCTATCAATCTAGGCTCTGCGCTATCAGCATAAATTATACTTTTACCGGCATATTCTAGGTTAAATGCAGCGATTTGGCTAGTAGTTAACTTAGGTCTGTATAGCAATTCCTTAGCGTATATAATTTTACGTGACTTATCTATACTCGTTTGAATCAAAGTAGTAGGATCAATACTAAAACCATAATCCTGACCATAAACACTTGGTGCAACTTCCCTAAATTCACCTATTTCCCAATTAGTATAAATAACACCCTCGGCACTATTTAACCAACCGCCTAAAACAACGTATTTAAAGTAGTTCCAAGCCTTTACCATCATAGGACTTGCGTATTGCTTCTCTTCTTTACTTAAAGCCTCGTATTCCTCATATAAGCCGCGCTTCTCTTCGAAGTCTTCAAAGATATTATCAGCTATGAATTCTCGCTCTATATCTAAGTATGAAGAGTGAATATAAAGAACATTACCTTTAACACCGTTAAATCCTTCGTTTACGCCCCTTGCTTCGAATAATTCAGTATAGACCCAATGTTCTTTTGTTGTAGGGTTTAGAATTAAAATACTAAGGTTTCTAACATCTAATGAACGTATTGACTTTCGTATTTTATCCCAGTTATCAAAAGAGGTCATTTCCTCAGCTTCTTCTAAGATAAATACTGAAAAGTTCTTTAATGACTTTAAATTAGCAGTTTGATTTCCACTACTTGTTTTAACGCCTTTAAATACAATCTTGCTTTGATTCTTTATTCCTTCAATCCTATCTTTCTGAACATTAAAATCAGCTTGGCAATTAAGTATATCTAACTTCTCTTTAAACTCAGGTATAATACTATCCTCAGCACTGGTTAAGGTATATCTGGTATAAAGTATACGATGGGCATAGTCCTTACTGGCAACACAACTAAAAAGACCGACACCAAATGACTTTTGGGAATATCGGCCTCCTGTTATAACTACTGTATCTACTTTATGTAATGGATTACCCTCTTTACATCCTAGCCACTCAAATAAAGGCTCAAACTTTTTACTGAGTTTAATTTCACTCATTACGAACTCCGTTACTAAATATGATAGTTGTTTGTTCTATCTTTTCGCCATTAGTAGTATGATCAATTTCTTGTTTATCGCGCCATTTTTTAGGTTGACGGTTTTTAAGCCAATTTAAAGCAGCACCCGGATCTGGTGGCACTTCTTTTACTACTACTTTTTTCTTATAAGCATCTACTGAAATACCTTCGTTATCAACATCATCTTCTGATATAAAACTATTACCTTCTTTAACTACTATTTTCTCGTATGTAACCTCTTCATAGCGGTATCCCATAGCCCTTTTATGGAAAGATGCAGTTACTTCACCATCAGCAATATCACGACCGCGCAAAACCCCCTCGGAAAATTCTTTATATTGTACCATCCATTCTTTTATGGTATCATAATGAACTTCGAAGTAAGTAGCTAATTCTGGAACTGTTAACCCTAATAATGTTAATTTATATGCTTGATCTGCAAACTCTGGTTTATACTTAGTAGGTCTTCCGCTATTAGTTAAACCAAGTGCGTATGAATTACCTTCTGGCGCGGGCATATCGTTTTCCTCCTTTCCTTCGTCCGATATTTCAGACATAAAATTTAGTTTAAATTAACTTGTAATAATATTCAAATATACAAACACTTTTTATAAAAAGAAAGTTGAGTTTTTTAGTCCCAACTTTCAGATTAACCTTCGAGGCGTATGGGACATCTTTTCTAGTTAATTACTTTCTACAACATTACTAAATTCATAAGTAGTTTTTGTTGTGCTAATTCCGTTATCAGGTAAGGCGTTAAATCTTAGTTCATGTCCTATCCAATCTTGAATAGGTAAAGTAGATTCAGATTTAATATATTTATCAACAACCGCCTTTGCAATATTTAGCTCTGTTTTAAAACATTGCGTACCATTCCAATAGTTTGTTAAGTTTTGCATGTTATTTTGTTGGATATTTGATATATAAATTTACGAAATAAAATCATAAAAAGAAAGTTGAGCTACATTACCTTAAAAAACTTCTCTAATGAATATTCAAGCTCTTTATATCCTTTTAAGTGGGAAAAGTTTAATTGGTTTTTAGTCCATTCACCATAAGCTATTTCTTCAAGAACTTCATCATCTATTAATTCTGGATTATCGCCAAAGAATTTTAAGCACGCAGTCGTTATTCTATTTAAATGATTTTCTGGCAACTCGATTTCTGGTTTATCAATGTTTATACATCCGTTATCATATTGCATATTACGCATTAATTGAATAGCGATATCAGTAGCTTGAATATAGTCTAATTTCTGTCTCATGCTATACCTTGAATTTCTGCTAAATTTGATATTTCAAAACCCTTATAGCTTAATATTCCTTGAATTGCATAAATAACCTGAGCCTTAGTATCTCTATAAACTACACATCCCGGATCGCCAACATTAGAGGTAACAGGAACAGCCATCCACCCGGAACCATCTTCTAACTCTTTAACTTCTACGTTTACCCATTTTTTAGTTCTCGCCCAACCTTCATACATTGCGCTTCTTTGGTCGTCATTCATATTTGATTATTATTTTTAAGGTTAAAAAGAAAGTTGAGTAATTAACCCAACTTCTAAAATTATTCATCTATCATGTGCTTCCTTAAACTTAGCAATCGCTTTATTTAAATCTATCAACTCTTGTAAAGTCATTACAGATTTAGCCTCCCTAAACTTTCTTTCGAATTCTTTCATTTGTTCATTCATCTTTTTTTATGTTTAAAGAGTTTAACCATTTATTGAATTTTGTAATAGATGCTATGAATATAAATACAAATCCTATAAAAGATAAAATTGATGATGTTAATACAAATAAAAAGTATAAGGCAGACCCTGTAAAGTTCCCATGTTTACTGACATCAATCCATAAAGATACATCCCCCGCTATACAATATAAAATTGTTATGACACTCCAAAATATTTCAGAATTAGACCATTTATCATCATCTTGGTCATTAGAGTAACCAACTCCACTTTTAGCTATTTTATTTATTAAATACGGGCTAAAAAACATCATAATTATTTCTTTTTGTTTAGTTTATATAGTAAAGTATAAATTTGTCTTATTCTCTTCCATTCGTTATTTTTCATAGTATTATATCTCCGTTAATTTCATATCCCGAACGCCTTAATATTTGCTTTACGTCAAAAGGTTTAGCATGTTTAATCATTACCTTATTAGCGTTTTCTATCCTTGATCTATCTAGTTCACTGAATAATTCAGGATGATTATTTATTTTCCTTACAAGTAGTCTATATAAATCAGATAGGGCGAATTCAAGTGTATCTGTTTCCATTATGCGTATTCATATAATTTATTAAACTCGGTTGCGTTAACTACTCTTACTTGTTTATCTGTATCTATATATAAAACATCGCTAGGCGTTAATTTATATACTCCGTTAATAGTTGGCACTAAATAAAGACTATCATTCTCATGGGTAATATTTACGCCTTCAAAATGGATACTCCAATGTGGATGTTCTGTTGTTTCTTTCGCATATTGAACAAACTCTTCGAATGTCAATGCAAATATTGTTACCGGCTTCTTTTTATAAAATGGCATAGCCCTTTTTGTTTAAGTTTTTAAATAACTGGCTTTTCATTAGTATACCAACTAATAGTTAATTCTTCATCCCAATAAAGACTAAAATTATCACCTCCAAAACTTTTATTGTCTTTTAATTGCAATCTCATAAAAGCATCGCCTTTACTTGTTTGAGTTGGGATAGCGTATATACCGTCAGGTGCATTGCCATCAGGAAATCTTTTCTTTAAATAATTTCCAGCTTCATTAAATTCTGCTAACATAATCTTGTCTATTTAAATTGTTTATAATCCGTAAATTGTATCCGTTCCAAAAGTTTTGCTATTCACATACTTCTCGCCAGTACTAATAATAACTTCACTTTTACCTATATTCTCATTAGTAGCGTAAACTATTCCTCCTAATCCTTTTTTATATTCCTTTGAATTGCCTAATCCATCGGTAGTCATTACATTAGAATAATCTACCGAGCAAGGTAAGGGTGTTTTATTTAACTCATTTTGCCTAGTCCAGTAATCATCTTTCAAATCAGGCGTTGGATAATAGTCTTCTGAATTAATCGGTTTATTCTCATACCAAGCTTTTAAATCATCAGGCGTTCCACTTTCTACTGAGTTAATATCTATCTGATTAAGGTTAGTATTCTCCTTAATTGCTTCGGTGTTTCTATTAACCGACTTTGTTAGGTCTGTTATTGCTTTTATTAGTTGTTTCGTGTAGTCCAATGTAGTATTTGTTTAAAGTAATTAATAAACTTGTCTCTTCTTTTTCTTCGTTCAATTCTTTTATTTACACTCATCAGGTACTTATGGAATTCTGGTCTATGCTGTAAATAAATGTATACTTCTACGTTAAAATCATTTCTCATATCACCTTAATATTTTCTCGTAAAACTCATTTTGATTATACTTTTCGCCTACTACAATTTCATATTGATGATCTAAATAAGCAATAGCACTTTCTATTCTTTCTTTTTCAAACTTATTCCTAATGTTATCAAATTTATCATCGCCAATATGTTTTAGCATTTCATCCATTGTTCCTAATAGGTTACATTGAAGATAATGTCTTATATTAAGCAACTCATAAACGTGTTGTTCTTTTGCTAGTTTAGTTAAATCTTTCATAATTAATTCAATTTTTTACCAATTCTTTTCTCTAAAACAGAAACTAATTCATCGATTGTAGGCTTTAATATATAATTCATTTTAAATGACTTCGTAGCGACTAACATTGTTCTCAAAATGTGATTATCATCAGATTTTATTCTTGACTTAATATATTTCCTTGCACCTTCATAATCTTCATTAGCAAACATTATCTTAAAGTCTCTATATATTTGAAGTAAATATTCAGTTTCGTTCATAGTTTCTTGAATTCATTATTAGCATCTATTAAAGCCTCCATACATAAGTCATAAGCATATTGTAATACCTTTTCGCCTATTTTAGGTATCAATTTATTTCCAAACAAATCAATTGATACCGGCATTGATCTTTGCAAATCAATGGATGTAGATAAATTCTCAATATTTGATTTTAAGATTTTAACTTTATTATAGGCCTCGTTTCTTATATCCAATTCTTCTTTTGTCATGATACAATAATATTTTGATATTCAAATAATTCGTTAAACTTATATAGTTTACCCTCAAAATCTTCAACAATACAATATCCTTCATCAATCATCTTTTGTAGTTGATTATCGTTAATAAATAGTACTTCATTTGATTTTTTGTATTCTTTGTCTTCCATGGGTTATATTTGTTTAATACAAATGTTCAGAATATAAAGTTGTTTTACCTAAATCATCGCATATAAGTTGATTCGCTTTTAAGGCAACTATCATAGCTTCTTCTCTATTTAAAAATCTATTTAAGTTAGTTAAAAATCCTTGTGTGCTACCTCTAAGAACTTTAATCCTTATCTGATCTTGTTCTTTATTAGTTTGCCAATCAGGATAAAACCATTCGGCTAATTGTTGAATACATTGTCCGTGCCTATGCCCACATACTACTATTCCAGTATCTATATTAGTACACATTAATCTTCTATAAGGATTACCATCATCATAATGAATAGCAGCGCAAAGGATAGTTTCTTTCATTTGTCTTCAACAAATTCATATAAAGGTTTAATTATCCATTTCTTATCATCAAAGTATTTCCCTGAATCTCTTTTAATACTATCTAATGCTTGATCCGCAATAAATTTATTGTCATATATTTTGCTACTCCAACGAGTATAAAAGGATTTCTCTATTCCACCTAATGCTTCGTTAGTATAAGTAGTTTCAAATTCAATTACATATCCGTATAGTTTCTTTTTATATGGAGAATTATTTACATATTTAGTATAACTTTCTATTATCTCTAATATCTGATCTGATTCTAAATTATAAAATATAGTATCAATATCATATGAAGCACCAACTTCTTTTTGAATAAATTCCTTTAACGTTAATTTCATCTTGGTGTTATTTTATCAAAGTCTTTGCCGATAGTTTCCCAATCACTTCTTAACGCCTCTTCATCTGTTTTATTAATTATCTTTTTTATTTCAGGCGTATATATAGTTGGGTTTAAATTAAATATACTAGATATTGCCTTTAATATTGACTTCATGTAACTTTTCATTTTCTAAAAAATCTTTAAATGAATCAAAATTTAATACCGGCACTTTGCCAACAAATAAAGATAACTCTATAAATTTACTAAGCTTAGAATTAAAATTACCATTAAGTATTTTTGAAATATACCTCAAAGGAACATCCATCTGTTCGGCTACTTCGTGTTTAGCTATATCATTCTCTTTCATGTAATCGTCTAGCAATCTAAATGCTTCACATTGTAAAATAGTTAACCAATAACCTTTACTTTTAATTAGTTTTTCCCTTTCCATTAAACTACATATTTAAATTCATCTTCATTCCATTGTCTAACCTTCGCAATAGGTTCACTAAAATTACAAAAGCAAGGTTCTTTCTGCCATTCGCCTTCCAACATAAAAGTTAAAGCTGTTTCTTCTAAAAGCTTATAAATAATATGAATGTGATCAGCTTCTATTGTGTATGATGTTCCCGGTAATCTTTCAATGTCTTCGTAGAACCAAGTGCCATAATCCATTATATGAAACACTCTTTCAATAAAACCGCCTTTAATTACGTGTGAAGTAATTTTAAACGGATGCGAATGCGCTTGTTGATCTAATGATTCAGGCGAAAGAAATTGATTAAAAGATCCTTTAACACCAAAATCTGATTCTAAATGAAATTTATGGAAGATATTTGAAAGTGGCTCGTGTCTTAATGTTGGTTGATTCATTGTTTAGTTGTTGTGTTTATAATATAGCATTTACGATAACTTCATCTAAATACAGTTCAAATAAATTCCATGCAAGCTCTTTGTTTTTTAACATTGATCTATGGTATCCAATAGTTATCTCAAAACTAACCTGTTCGCAAATTAATGTAACATCAGACAAAGGCATTCCGCAAGTTTGACCTCCTGACATATGTTGCCTAGGTGACTTCCATTCTATTAATGTTTTTATATAATTTATTGTTTCTTGTTTAGCCGTTTCCATACACTAATATACAAATTAATTAATTGATAATCAAACTTTTATTGATTTATTATTCAACAATTTAGCCCTTAATACTAATCTTCCCGTACGACAATCAAATTCTGAAAACCAAACTTTAAATTTATGCCAACCAATTACTTTCTTTATTTCCCTTGCAATGATATTAGTATTCAAAGTTGTAGCGTATTTGCCTATCCAATTATCAATATTTGGTTTAACTTTATCACATAGATCATCTGTAAAATCTCTTGTGCCAAAAATTACTATTGACTTTATTATTAAATGTTCCATATTTTATGCTGAATATCCTAGTTCTCTTAGAAAGTCCGTTAGCTCAAAACAAGTAGGTTTCTTTTTAGGGTCGCCCCAATAGCTATAACTACCATCATCTCTAAGATATAGATTTGAGCCATCGCCATCCATAATAGTCACATCAACACCTCTATCGCATTTTTTCATAGATTCTCCCATAAAGAAAGAAAATATTTTAGAACAATCACGAGTACTATTTATAATAGAACTCAAAGGCTTATATTTAGGCGTAAACATACCCATTATATGCTCAGCTAATCCTTTAACTTGCGCATGTCTAACACATGATACGCTTGAATATATAGCTTCTTGTAAGTCTTCTATTGTTGGTTTCATTGTTTATATTTTTTAATAGTTATATTAATGCAAATGAAACAAATAGTCCATATTAAAATATTATAATAATAGAACCAATTATGAGGCGAATTTACTGCAAGTGCTATAAATAATATTACGTTAAAAGCCAATAGAAACCTATTGAATTTCATTAGTTTTAAATTTTTCATTTAGTTAACTCTCTATAAAGGTTTAATACATATTGAAAATCAGCTATCTTTCTTTCTACTAAAAAAGCTAATAAATCATGTTGGTTTCTAGTTAGGTTCTTTATCTTACCTTGATGCTCTTTTAAAAATCTTTCGAAGTCTGGCGAGTAATTCATTTCGTTAAAACTTTAAGTCCATACTCATATTTCAAATTAACCTGTTGTTGTACTAAATGAAACTTTTCATCGTACTCTTTGTCTGTTACTCCTTCAATACGCTTTATTAGTAATGATGTTGCACTACTTTCGTGCTCATGGAATTCTAGCTTCAAAAGGCGTTCTCGCAGTAGGGTTAGGTATTGCTCTCTGTTTGACATATTACATTTCTTTTAATTGATATAACCTCTGTTCGTATTTAATTTCCAAAACATCTATTACTTCATAATTAAGATAATTACTATCATCGCATTTATCTACATATAATATTTTATCGCCAATATTATAACCGTCTTTCATGTATATTAAAAAGCCGTCATGAGGGATACTCATTTCTTCACTATCTAATTCTATTACGTGTATCATAATTATTTATAAGTCATTAACATTTTATCATCATTATTTTCTAATTCAATACTTATGCAAGTACTAGCAATGTCATTTTCAACTTCAAACCATTTACCTACTATCCTGTATCTTTTTTCGCCTACAATAATTAATTGTCCTATATCAAGGCAATGATTAAATTCAATATCCCCTAAGTAGATATCTTCTTTGTTTTCGTATGTATGAACCTTTATAGTCATAGTTATTTTGTTAAACTGGTTTGTTTACTAATTAAATTGGTGATATGTTTTATATACTTAAAAAGGCAAATTTAATGAGTTAATATCGATGTCAATTTCTCTTAAATGTATATCCGTTAATTTCTCCCCCATATTTACATTTTTTAATTATCCATGATCTACTAACATTAAAATATTCAGAAGCTATTCTATCATTGTCAAATATTTTAAACAAATCACCTTTATTATTAAAGCACGAAATGGTTATATATTTACTTTTAATATTTACTATATGATTTCTATCGATTGAAAAAACACAGTCTTTTACTTTATTTGTTCTACAATATATATTATTACTTATAGTAGACCTAGCAACTGACATGAATTTTGCGGCTTCGCCAATAGAAGAGAATTCCCTAATATAATCTCCTTGCAAGTTAAATTGATAAACTATTAATTGTATTCCCTTTTCTGTAATAAATTTAGGAATAAATCCTTTTTTATAGTCTTTATAATATGCCCATAAATATCCTCCACTATAATTAGTATTATGTATCCCCCTCCATATCGCATCTTTACTACAATTTGAGTCTAATGCAGCATCTACAATTTTATCATATATTTTTATTAATAATCCATCTAGTGAAAATTTGCAAACTTTAACAAAAACACTCGCGCCAAAAGAACTACCGCCCGGTCTTATATTTAATGATATTTTTTTATTTTTAAAATGGGATATATATTTTACTTCTCTTATATCGACCTCTTCTTTTGTTAGATTATTTTCTATTATTTTACATGTATGACATTCCCATCCATACTTTTTAATTGATCTATATATTTTATGTTGACTTTTACATTTTAAAGTTTTATAACAATAAATTCTTTGCTTAAAATTTTTAGTTTGTCCTATATAAACAAGCCCCTTGGGGTTAACTATTTTATAAATACAATATGGATTTAACATAAAAAAAGTCGCTCTAATTAAAAGAATATTTCAACTGCCAAGTAGAAAATCCTATTAGAACGACTTTTATCTATTTTGTAAATGAAGAGTCTTTTAACAATATTCTTTTAAAAGATATTCTACTTGGCATTACAAAGTTACTATTTAAAGTGATATTTCCTATGGGTTATAGGTTATTTATTTTATAAATTTTATTTTAAATATTTATTATCTAAAACTAAATCTACACTAAAACTAATCCAACTAGCTGCATATCTATGAACAATACCATCAAAAAACTGTACATTAAATAATCTTGAATTTTCGTTAGGAGTTGTTTCTACAATTGAAATTATTTGTTTTCCTTCATTTTTATCACCGTAAGTTGTTTTTGTTTGCCTTAAATCTATATTAGATATTTTACCATTCATTTTTAGAAAAACATCCATGTTAATTATTCTTTTCATTTTTATTTGTTATTAAGTTATAGCTTCGTTACTATGTCATAAAAGTAAATATATTATTTTAATATACAACACTTTGGTGTAAATATATTTTAAAGTACCTTTCTTTTTATCATTGTTTTATATTCTTTCCTTGCCATACTACTTAAATGAAATTGTCCGCAAACATCACATTCGTAAACATGTTGCGTTTTGTACTTATCTCGTGGATCAAGTTTATTTGCAGCTAATCTAGCTTCTGAAAAAGATTTGTAGATTTTCTTTTCTTGACATTGCATAGTTAATCATTACTTGAACTATCGCTACTATAATCACTTCCTGAATCACTTGAATAGTCACTACTTGAACTACTATCATCATAGCTAGAACCCGCGCCAGAACCGCCAAAATCACCACCACCAAAAGAAATATCGTTACCGCTATCAGTTCTATAATCTGAACTATCAATTATTGAAGTTGAATCTGTTGTAGTTTGATAATCAAAATTAGAGCTATCGATAATAAATCCAGTTGTAGTAGATGTTGAAGTAACGCCACTATCTGATTTAGGGCTATACATAGGTTCATTAGACTGAATATCTCTATTACACCCAGAACAATGAATAGAAGTTCCGGCAGGTATTACGCAGTGAGATAAAGGGCAAGAACCTGATTTAGGCGGACATGTATTTTTTGAATTATACCATCTATCATATCCTTTGTTTTCATTATTGGGCTTACTTCTCCATAACTCAGCTAACATTCTACTACGTTCATATTCTGCATTTCTATTTTCGATAACCCTTCTATGCTCTTCTTCAAACTTTCTTTTTCTTACCTCATCTAAGGTGTCTTTATGTGTAATAATTTCACCGGGCTTCAATATGTCTTTTGTTTTTTCATATTGTTGTCTGATAGCTTTTGATTCTGCTAGTTCTTCTTCAATTACCTTACCTTTTTTCTTTGACTTATTCAACTCAACGCCTAAGTAAATTATGGCGATTAAAAGAACTGATGCTACGATAAAAAATAATACTTCCATGTTTGTTTTTTATTTAACTTATTGATTAATAGATAAATATACTGTTTTTTATTGAACTAATCTAATAAAATTTACGTTATTTAATTGAGGTTTAAGTTAAAATGATGAGCTAAATCTGATTCAAAAATGATAGCATAAAAGATAATATTGCCAACTACTTTATCAACGCAATAAAGAGATACGTTTCCTTTGATGGTATAAAAGTTTCTATTCTGGTTTATTGTCGTTTTTCATGTTCAATATTATCTTGTTCGTCTAGTTTTGCTTGTATTCTCTGCCAAATGCGTTCGCTTTCATCTTTCGATAAAGTAAATTCATTATCGTTTCTATGTTTGATAAAATGATTCAGAAGGAAGATAAATATTCCACTCATTAAGATAGTTACGCAAGTTAACATAATAACAGGCGCGTTAAATTGAAAGTTAAATGGTAGTGTCATAATTTTTAGTCAATATAAGTTCCACAATCAATTGATGTATATTCTCTTACTTGTTCTGTTTCTGTCCATATAGAAGGTATTTCAACCTGAATAAAAGGCGTATAGTCAAGACTGTAATTATATCTCTCCTCGATCTTTATATCGGCTCCATACTCTTTTAATAACGCCTTTAATTTAGACATGAATTCTTCTTCAACTTGTTTAGATGTTTGCATGATCTTTTTGTTTTTGATAGTAATCTCTAAAATATTGTTTTCTTTTTTCTAGCAAATAAGGACTGTTTTTAATACGCTCATCGTTCATTCTGGAACAATCTCTACGGCATCGGGAGCAAAAGCTATCTAACCCTAAACTAAATCCTTTATTAGGATAGAACTCATCTTTGTTCTTTATTTCACTACATTGAGTGCATCGTTTCTTGTTTACGCCTATTGCTACATCTTCTTTTTGATTCGCCATTTTGTAGTTTCAATTTGAAATATAATTTTGGATCTGATTTTGTTTTTTCGTAGTTTAATTTAGTGGACAAATTTTGACATTTTCGGCACTGGGGAGTCAATTTATCAGAAGATATTTTACTAGCATAGAATTCTGTTATTGATTTAGACACTCCGCACTTGGTACATGTTTTATTCATTTATTTTATTTCGTTATATTCTAGTGAAACTGATACCATGGCTTTGAATATATCAGATAAACCATATCTAGTTAAAAAGTCATCTAATAATTCATCTTTAATTTTTGCCTTATGTTTATGTTTCAAGTTAGCTATATTTTGTATGTAAATTTCGCCCTTTAAATTTCTTATTTGTTCATATAATTCTTCTCGTGTTTTATTTGGGTTACTTACATGAGGCTTTTGTTTAGTTAAGTGATACCCATCGCAATGAGTACATTTGTAAACATATAAATCGCTGTGAGCTTCTCTTTTTTCTGGATTATTATTTATTAAATCAGCTCTTATCTGGGCGTAACGCTTACTTTGAAAGTGGACTTTTTCACAAGGACTATCCATATTTTATTTAAAAATATCATTATAAAAAACGGCAATAATAATAGAAACCAACATAATTGCGGAAATAATTTGTACTACCTTACTAAAAGTAGCAGAAGGTCTTTTTCCACTTATAATTTCAAATAAATTAACTAACGAATGCCACCCATCTAATCCCGGTATAGGAAGTAAGTTAAATATTGCTATCGACATTGATAATTCTATGTTTTTCAATAAAAGATATCCAAAAGCAGTTTCTTTAAATTCATTAAATATACCAACTGGGCCAGCGATATGTTCATAAATCTTTAACGTTCCGAATAATAATCCAAATACAACACCAAATCCTTTATATACAACATATAGTACACCTAAAAATCCCCCCATTATAGATTTAAGTATAGACAAGTCTTTTGTTGTATAAAATACAATAGCTAATCCAATCATCGCAAACAACAAATTCATAACAACGCCTGATAGCATAATTATTAACCTTTGCCAAGCCGGTTTACTATAAAAGTCTTCATCATCATACGTATAATTATCATAATCTCTATTGCCTTTTTCTTCTTCTGGCGTTATATCTTGCTTGAAATCAAATGTTTCATCTGCTATCATTCCTTGAAGTTTAACAAAACCCCCGATAGGCAAAATGCCAATGCCATATTCAGTACCCTTATGGATTATTTTCATCATGGCAGGGGGTATTCCTATATAAAATTTCTCCACTCTTACGCCGAAAAATCTATCCGCCAAATAGTGTCCAAGTTCGTGAATACCAATAATGAAAGCGACAGAAACAACAAATTGAATAGTTTGAATTAGAGTTTGCATTTTTTGTTTTGATTTATGTAATTAATTAAGTAATATATATTTAACACCAAGCATATACTAGGCACTTGCCAATAATTTCCACCTTTAAAAAGTCCAATTATCACGAAAATTAATGTCATGAAAATAAAATAAATGTGTAACCTTTTTATTATTAAATTCTTTTTCTTATTTAATTTCGTATTGAATTCGGGAAATATGTCTATAAATATATTGTTGAAAATTATTTTTTCACTCGAATTCCTTTTTTTATTTGTCATACCATTGTTCATAAAATTTGTCCCAAAATAAGTTTCCTTCCATTAGCATTGTTTCAATTTCTACTGGCTCTACTTCATACCACCAAGCAGCTAAATCAATTTGCCTTTCAGTTAGCTTTATCATTTTATGAATAGGTCTTGGATATTCTGATAAATCTATTTTATTCTCCAATATCATGTTTTTCAAATAGTGACCTTAAAAATACAATTCCGTCTTCTGCTAGTTTTTTAGGATCGTATCCATTTTCTATTAAATACTGATCAACATAAGCATCATCTTCTTTAAGTCGCTTAGAAATGGCTAAAAACTCGTTACGTTCAATTTGTTTACTTGCGTAGTCGCGTATTTTAGACTTAATACTATCAGGCGTTTCGTTTAGTATTTTTTGAGCTATTTTACTTCTCATAATTATTTTTAAATTAACCAGTCACCTCCAAATTCTAACACATGATAAAATGGGCTATTATCAATATTCCCAACCAGATAACCGCAACGATCACAATTAAATCTCTCCCAATGTTCAGGATAATGCGCCATATTTCCAGTTCCATGCATACTTTTACACCCACACTTAGGGCAAAATGTATCGTGATTAAATTCAGGCATTTCGAACATTGTTTTTGGCCTATAACTACAAATAATAGACTTAACCATTTTATTCAATGTTGCACTGCCTATCTTTCTTCCCAACAATACTTTTTTAACTTTTCTTGGCAACTTGTCTTTTGCTCGTAAAGCCCAATACGCCTTTGACCATTTAATTTTCATTTATTTTTTTGTTAATTAATCGTTTTAATTTGATTCATTCTATTGATTAATAATAATTTCTTCTTACCTACATTAACAATACAATATTTTTCAAATACAGACAAAACCATACCCTCATACCTTTTGTGTTCATAAGTAAAATTAATAGTTTCGCCCTTTTTAAGTTTATTGTTAACCGTTCTGTTTCTAGTAACCCAATTTCCTTTTCTTAATAGAATCATTATCCTGTCTTTAACGCCTTGAAAAGTGATTCCGTCAGTATCAGGAGCGTGACCGCTATCAATTGCTAGAAATAATATATAAGAATCAGTTACGCCCATCATATTAGCGAAAGATTCTATATAATTACTAGATGGATGAGTTTTACAAGTTTCTAAATTTCTTATAGTTACGGTAGTACAATCCATTAAAACAGACAAATGTTCTTTACTTAAAAAATTATCTTCTCTTATTTTTTTTAACGCTCTTCCAATATTCATTTTCGTTTAGTTAAATTACGCCACAAACGTAAAATTAAATTTTATTATTACCTAATTAAAATACCTATAAAAATATTTTATTTTATTTTGTTAATCACTTGTTTATGAAATTTAAATGTGTAATATTTGTGATGTGCTAGCAACGAAGCTAAAACATAAACAACAAACAAAATGACAACTCTTGATTCACTTAACGAACTTAAATCAATCGTAACTTCTAATAGCACAATCGCTAAAACAGATAGAATATTTATCATGGCGCATATTAATAACTTAGGTATACTAGAAAACGCCTTAGTTGATTTAGTATTTTTAGGGGATGAAACAATTAGTGTTTCTGATTACGATAGATTAGCTAAAAGATATTTCACTATGGGCGTTAAAGTTTTAGAGTTTGACGTTTTGAAAGCAAAAGAGATTGTTGCTAATGATTTTAAAATGGCTCCTTACGATCCAGATAAATACAGAACTGAACGTATTATCTATCGCGGTGAATTTGATCAAGTTGAGTCAATTCCAAACGCTTTTTATTTGAAATAACATATCCTTAATTCATTAATCATAATAACAACTAAGCAATAACATGGAAAAGTTAACACAGATTCAGAATAAACTTAAAGTGCCGAAAAATTTATATAATTCCTTTGGAAAATACTATTTTCGTAACGCTGAGGCAGTAGAGGAGGCATTGAAGCCATTATTACAAGAATTTAATTGCGTATTAACTCTTTCTGATGAAATTAAAGAAATAGGCGGCATTGTTTTTGTGGAATCAACTGCTACTATTACGGATGGAACGGAAACTATATCTGTTAAATCACAAGCGGGTATTGATCCTAATACAAAAGGGATGCACATTGCTCAATGTTTCGGAGCTTCATCATCTTATGCGCGAAAATATTCCTTAAATGCTTTATTTCTTATTGACGATACTCGTGATCCAGATGATACAAATGAACACGATAAAACGCCAAAAACAGATGTTAAACCAACTACTGTAACTAAAACAGAAACACAAGTACCACCAAGCGAACCGTCTCAACAAGAAAAACCAAAGGAAGTTAAAAAACCTTTAATTATTGTCAACAACGAGGTATATAAAAAAGCCTTAAATTATCTTGCAGATAACGGTCTAACTAAATGGACTGATATTAAAGATAAATACACTATTGCATTATCTGACGAAGCGCAACTTTTAAAAGAAGCGGGTGATTTAATTAAATCAAAAAAGTAAACAACCAATAATCAAATATACAAACATGGCAACAATTTCAGGAGTAATTACCAATACACTACAAACAGAAGTAGGACAATCAAAGGCGGGAAAAGAATTTAAGAAACAAACAGTAGTTCTTGAAACTCCGGGTCAATATGCAAAAACAGTAGCTTTGGAAGTGTGGAACGCTAATACAGATATTTTAGCAATTGGCGAAAATGTAGTATTAAGTTATGAGCCGGAGTCTCGTGAATATAACTCTAAATTCTACACTACTCTAAAATGTTTTAAAGTAGAGAAAACAGGCGCAACACCAATAACACAGACAAGTTTGCAGCCTACATTGCCTCCGGTCAGCACATTTTCAGAAGATAAAAGTGATGATCTGCCCTTCTGATAACTACTTGATAATCAATAACTTAACTTATAATATAACATTGTAAGTTAAGTTAAAAGTTTCATAAATATTAAATAACTATGCAAAATCTCACATTAGAACAAGCAAAGTCTCAATATTCATTACTAGCAAGAGAAATAAATTGTCCTGCTGATGTTGCTGCTAAATTCACTATGATGAAAAATACGCCTCATAGAGAGGAATATTTCAAAGTATTGGCTATATTAGCAAGCGATCTGGGGATGGTCTATGATTCTTTCGAAAAGAAGTTTATGATTCATTATGAAATAAACGAACAGACAAGAGAAGTTACTATTCCTAAAATAAATGTATCAGGCTTTATAGGCGAACGATCAATAGAAAAGAAAAAAGGATACAGATATTTAAAGATGTTTTATTCTAAAACTCCTAGTGATGCATTATCTGAATACGATAGATTGAACAATCAAAAATATGCCTAAGATTTGTCTACGTGAAGGGTGTAATAAAAACGTATTCTCTAATGGTTATTGTAAAAATGATCAATACCTACGTAAGGATGAAAAATACTTAACGCCAAAGAACAAACTTAAAAAACTGACACCAATTAAAAGTAACAATAAGCCAATTAAAAAGTTTTCAGATAAGTATCAAAAAGAGGTCAATAAGTATAATTCCGATAACCCACAATGGAAATTAGATAACCCATTTTGTAAATATCCGGGATGCAATAGACCTACTGTTGATTGTCATCATTCTTACGCAAGAGGAAAGTATATTAATGACAAAAGATTTATGATACCTTTATGTAGAGAACATCATGACGAGTGCAAACTACTACCGAAGAAAGCACTAGAATTAGGTTTGATATATTTAAGATCGGCAGGAGTTCCAAAGATAAATAAATTAACAGGCGAAAAATTTTAAATATTTAACACCAATGCTTGTATATTAAATTAATATATAGTACTTTTATATCAAGCTAAACGGTTAGCCAAATAAACAAAAAAATATCATGCTTATCACTACAAACAACACCGAAACTATCAACGGATATACTTACAAAACTTTCACAGCAATTTACAACAACAAAGAAGTAAGCATAATGAAAGTAACGGGAAATAGCAATTACTTTGTTGTTATGTATAAAAACGCCTCGCACAAAGCATTTAGAGGAATGGGTAAGCAATTCGATACAATTCAACAAGCATTAGAAAACTACAAAGATGCATCCATTAAAGCAATAATTTCAGCATCAAATGAATATTGATCAAGCAAAAGAAAAGCTAAAAAAACTTTTAGAATCAGGTAGTAAAATATCTGATTCATTTCATTTAGGACGTGTAGGATTTAGGAAACACACTAAAAAATATTTCGCCTCAATTGATAAAAGTATAGACGATTCTCTTGAAATGGGAAAACTTCAAGAATTCATTAAGCAAGAAGAAAATAAGTTAAAATATAATCCCAGAATATTTAACGATAAATTCTATTCTAACGCGTCTGATTTAATAATCAATGAAATATATAACGATATTGATTACGGCTTTATACAAGTAATAAAAGTAAACAAGAACACAGTGACTATTAAAACTTCATCAGGATATACAGAAACACGTAAACCTAGTTTTATTTATAGAAAATGAAAAGGTATATTTATAAAGATGTTTTATTAGAAAAAGAATTTAGTTTCTTTAAAATTAAAGAGCCGTTAAGAGGGTTTATTGATTTTAATTATGCGAGATTACCAATTCAAATAGAATGGCGTTTAAATGATGGATTCTTATATGGGAACTTAATTTCTTATTATGACTTAGATAAACTTTATCCTTGTATTGGATATACTGGATTGAAAAAAGAAAATGACATAATAACAGAAGGTAAAATACTTACGATTGGATTCACTAAAACACAAAATGATGATGATAGTATTCCAATGATAACAATAGATAATTTAGTAAAATTTTAAATGAATAACCCACTTAAAAAAATGGATGAAAATAGTTATCTAACCGATCAAGAGCCTTTGTATAATGAAGAGGATTTATCAACGTTTACAGCTCCAATAGAATATAAACTACATTGGCTATTACGGTACACATATAAGCTTCAACGCTCCTACGATTTATGCACCGATGAATTGGCTGGCATGTATGAGATATATGAAGACTTTAAAAATAAGAGTTTCCGAAACCAAGAACTGCAAAATCAAAACGCTGAATTAAGGCGCACAATCAAACAAATGTCAACACAGATAAGCGAATTAACGTTAAAAGTTTTAAGCAACAGCAAGCGAAAATAATGGCATCACAAACAGAAAGAGGACGACAAAGAAAAGAAATCTTTTCTACGAAGTTAGATTTAATTGGGCATACTAAATTTCAAGGCGAGATTAATAGATCATATCAAAGCTTACCTAAATTTAGGGTTACAGACAAGAAAGGAATGTCATGGGGTATTAGTTCATCTAAATCTATTGAAGAGCTTCTAACGCAAGATAAATATAAAGGATGTATGATTGTAAAAACAATTTAAATAAATGAAAAATATATTAATTGAAATATGGGATGCCATTTGCACTACGTTAGAAACGTATCTATTTAACGAAAGCATGGATTTAATATCATTAGAAGCTCATAAAATTTTAAATCACCCAGAAGATAGAATTAAACTATTAAACGCCTTTGATGAATTAAGAAGTGGCATTAAACAGGTATCCATAACTTTACATACAGGCGAAGTATTAATATTATCTTAACCATTCACTTCTCAACACAGAACTATCTTTAACCAGATAGTTTTTTTATTTATTTTCAGTTAAGTGTTGTATATTAAAATAATATATTTATCTTTGTCTATGCCAAAACGAATTGGCAATTAAAACAGTTATATCAAATGAAAGTTCTTGTAAAATCTATCGAAGATGTTAATTCAATAGTTCCTTTATTGGAAGAAAAACCTAAATTCAGAAAAACATTGAAATCATTTATTGATATGGGCAATGAATTTTCAATTGAAGTAGCGCCTGATTTTAGCCATTTTACATCGGCAAGTAATAAAAAGTACAAATATAGAATTACGACCAATAGCAAGGCTATGTATTTGAGTAATGTAAAATACTACTCATCCAATCAAAGTGAATCAACTTTAAATTTATCTTTTCCATTTATGAATGTTAAACTATCCGACAATCAGGACTATGTAGGTTCAATTACAATAAATGGCGTTAAAGAAAAGTGTGTTAATACATTTACAGAGAAATTTCAAGAAATAGGATGGGGTGAAATTTGTAGATGTGTTGGCATTTTATTTAAGGAATTGATTGTAGATACTGAGTGTTGCTCAAAATGTGGAGGTGAAGGTAAAATAAGGGCTTTTATGCATATTGCAGAGGGTACTTGCTTTCAATGTATGGGAATTGGAAAATGGTTTGTTGTACCAAATAAAATTGCAATAAAAAATATATGACTTACAACATAGGCGACATTATCCGAGATTCAAAAGGATCAATTCAGATAACTCATATTCGGCAAGTAACAGTTAAAACCTTTACAGAGAATCTATATACTGGAAACGTTTTGTTAGGCAATGGGAAGTTAAGTAAGGGGTATAAGAAATCAAGAATTATTTATCAAGAAAACATAATCACAACTAAACATGAAAATTGATCACATAAAACTAATATTAATAGAAACTGATAAGCCTACAATTATTTTTAGTAGAAATAAATCAGATAATGAACTTTATTTTTTTACTAGCATTTGTTTTGGAACACCGCCTCAAACAGCAAAATCTATTAATAGCGAAGTTAAAGGATATTACCTTTATGAAATAGATTACAGTAGAATTGAAATAGGGGATTGGTATATTGATGATAATCATGAAAAATCAGTTTTAATTAAAGCTAACGAGTGTTCTGATCATAATAAATATAATAATCAATTTAGAGTTACAGCGACAATAAATCCTATTTTAATATCGGATGGGATAGACGAATTGTCAAAAGAATTTATTGAAAATTTTAATTTCAGGAAAATATGACACTAGAAGAAAAGAAACAAATATATTTAGATCGTTTTCCTGCTATTATTGGTAAACGTATGTCAGATCAGTTTGATGAATCTTATTTCGATTCAAATTATTTTTTATCTGATGGTTTTGAACCTTGTTATTTAATTACAGATTTTCAAGATTGGGAGCTAACCAATGAAAATTTTAAATTTTGGAGTGATATATTTGATTTATATGATGTAAAAGAAATTATTGAGCACCAACAAATTTTAGAAATATTTAATAAACACAATATTAAACCTTAACTTTAAACATGGAAACTATAACTAATTTTTTTAACGAACACGGAGGTAATATACTAATTGGTTTTGTTGCGTTTTATGCGATATGCGGCACGATAATGTTTATTTGGATGCCTAGTGAATTAAAGAACGCCATTGAATTAGATGATGATTTTGATAGGTTGATTTAGAGACATTGAAAATAGTATTTGTTTAATTAAAACATATTAATTACATTTGAATTATGGTACAGGAAGCAATTGATTTATATCGTTCATTAGGCAAAAGAGCTAGAATACCTGAAAAGGCATTAGATATTCTTTTGAAAGATGGTACGGTAACAGTTAAAAATAGAGTTCCTTACACATTAAGGGCTGTTTACGCTGTTATGAATAATCAATATCATGATATTAACGTTGACAAAGCTATTATTAAAGCTTGCAAACAATATATTAAAGAAAATAAATTACAAGAGCAACAAGTTAGATACAATGCCTTAGCTATGTTATAATAGCTATTTTTAAACATTACACAATGTAAATTATATGTGCGATATGGAAATCGGAATAAAAGAATTGCAATTAGAGCACCTTATATTCTCTTATAGGGGCGACCAAAAAGTAATTAGAGAAAAAGGGTTAATTCATTATGAGCATGAAATTGTCATAAAGGAATTAAATTTAGGATGCTACGGTAGACTTGATTTAATAGGAATTGAAATGTATCAAACAGATAGAAAAAAAAGATGTATAAATATAACTATATATGAATTAAAACAAAAAGTAATTGGCATTAAGGCATTATCACAAGCATCTAGGTATTTATCTGGGATAAAAAGATACGTTGATAGTAAAGAAATTTACAAGAATATTAATATTGAATACCAGGTAGTTTTAATAGGAGACTCAATTGATTTTAGTTCAGATTTTTGTTATTTAGGTTCAGAGTTCCCTAATCTAAGTTGTTATTTATATAGTTTTGGTATTAATGGATTAACATTTAAAAATGTTTGCTTAGATAATTTTGGCCCTTCTGATTTTGATACTAATGGTTTCGGAAAGCTATCAAAAATTTCACATGTAGATATTCATAAAGACATGGTTAGGAATAAAATAAAAGAGGGCTGTTGGATTATGCCACGTTATTATTTCGCTCATTTTGATTGAAAATTAAAATGCTTAAAATAAATAACTATATAATTTTACATGCGAATTTATGAAAGAGTCATTTTATTTCTCACACGATTACAATTCAAGGACTGATCCGAAAATAAAAAAATTAATAAAAAATCATGGCATGCAAGGTTTTGGTATTTTCTGGGCAATAATTGAAGATCTATATAATAATGACAACTCTATTCCATTAGATATTGAAGGTATGTCTTATGATTTAAGGTCTAATGAAGATGTAGTTAAAAGTGTGATATTTGATTACAATTTATTTGTCGTTTCAGATGAAATAGTTAGCTCCAATTCCGTTAGATGTAGATTAAATAAAAGAAATGAAAAATCCATAAAAGCCTCTGAGTCAGCAAAAATAAGATGGAATAAAAGCGAAAGCAATGCGATCGCATTACCAATGCAAAGCGAAAGCAATGCTATAAAAGGTAATAAAGAAAAGGAAATAGAAATAAAAAAAAGTAAAGAAGATAAACCAAAAAGAAAAATATTTACACCTCCAAGTATAAATGAAATTGAAGTTTATTTTATTGAAAAATTCAAATCTACTCCAATAGCAGCTAATCTATTTTCTGAAAAGTTTTTTAATTATTATCAAAGCAACGGATGGAAAGTTGGAGGTTCTGCAAAAATGGCAGATTGGCAAGCAGCTATAAATGGAAAATGGAAAGACACTGCAATAGAGTTTTGTGTTAAATATCCAATAAAAATAGACCACCCAGAATTTAAAAGGAGAACATTAAATGACAAATTTAGTACAATGTAATCACGAACCAGAAAGTTTAGAGGATATAAATCTATCCAGAGGAGAATGTTTTTTTGTTAGGTGTAAACATTGCGGTTTTGACCTAATGATTCGATTAAAAGGCGATTTTACTAAAATACGAGAAACCTACAACACAGAAGATTTAAAATTAAAATTCAATCGAAGTGAAGAGGATTTAGCAATATTAAAAAAGTATTCAAAGTATTTGTCAATTCCTCAACCGTTACCAGATTTTAAAATCACTTGCGGTTATGATTCAGATAAAAGGCTAGAAATACTTTACGAGATGGTAGCAGACGGAGAAATAGACTTTGACCAATTTAATAAATTTAGCTCACGTTCATGAAACAGTTAATTACACCAGAAGCACCCGCCATTGAAAAAGATGTTTTATCAGTTTTATGTAATAGACCTGAATTGTTTCATTACGTAGAAGACATTTTAAACCCTGAATGTTTTTATAATCCTGACTACCAATTTTTGTTTTCAATACTTTTAAACATTCATACATCAGGCGAATTAGTTTCTCAAAGCTCTATATTGCACCAAATAATACCACTAGGCAAGAAAGAATTATTAGGAGTGTATCAGGACATGAAAAAGTTCTTTACGTCTGAGAAGCACCTAATACCTAATGCAAACGTACTTGCAGAATATTCAACTAAAAGAGCTTTGTTAAATAAGTCATATGAAATTATAAATATGATTGATAACAACGATTCGATAGATGAAATAGAAAGAGAAGTTAACAACGCGCAAGGAATTGTAGTAAGTAGAAATCATCACGTAGATTCTATTTCAATGACAAGCGCAGTTGATGGATTATACGCCTTAATGGAAAGAGATAAAACAAGTGGTATATCTGGAATAACAACAGGCGTTCCCTTACTTGATAAAATAACAGGCGGTTGGCAATTTGATGATATAGTAATATTTGCAGCTCGGCCATCTATGGGAAAGACGGTAGTGGCAAGTTATCACGCTTATAGTGCAGCAAATGCAGGTTTCCCAACGGCTTTTATTTCATTAGAAGTTAAGCCAGAAAAATTAGCCGGACGTATGATTTCAAACTTAACTGGGATTTCATCTAGTAATATAATCAAAGGCGATCTAGCTACTAATCAAAAAACAATGATTTACGATAAAGGAAATAAATCTAAATCAGCTCCGATACATTTTTACGACAATACTAGATCAAGAGATATAAATGATATTATCAGAACAATGAGATCATGGCATAGAAAATACGGCATAAAAATAATCTTTCTTGATTACATTGGTTTAGTACGAGACAGAACAATTAGAGATTCATCAAACAGGGTAGCGGTTATTAATAGCATTCAAGATAAGTTAACTGAGCTTAGGGCACACTTAGGTATACCTATAATAGAATTCTCCCAGTTAAACAGAGATAATGAATCTAAGGCCGACAAAAGACCTATTCTTTCAAACCTTAAAGATTCAGGCAAACTAGAAGAGGACGCTACGAAAGTGATATTTCTTTATAGACAAGATTATTACGATGCGAATAGTGCAGAAAAAGATGGGATAGAATTTATTCCAAGTAATGATATGGAATATATCTTTGCAAAGAATCGAGAAGGCGAACTTGGGCCAGTAGAATTAAAATGTGATGTTGCTTTAAATAGAGTTTACGAAAGATTAACATCACAACAAATAACAGAGCAAGCAAACAATTACTCTAAAAATAACGTATTCAATAACATACCAACTTCATTTTAATTTATCATGAAATATTTTATTATACTCACATTTTTACTTAGTAGCTGCGTAGTAAGGGAAAGCCGAAGATGTTGTGAACCTTGTCCTGTTCCAAAAGAAGTTCACCTTCCAAAACAAGCTATAATTAAGATACCTATGACAGAAGTTCAACTCAAACAACACTATCTTAATTATCTTAAAGAGTATAATAAGAATCTTCAAGAGCAAATGGATTACAGGCAAGAATTAATAGATCAATCAAAAACTAATAAAGAATTTTTGAAACAAATAAATAGAATCAAAATAGAACCAAAACAAAATTATCATGAACAAAAAACTATTACTCATTCTGTGCATATTCAATCTAATTTTAATGATAGTAGTAATACCATTAAAAGGAGCATCAGCACTGATAGTAATTTCAATTAGCTTTATTATTGATATTAAACTTTTTATCATGCTGTATAAATATCATAACCGATGAAAAAGATATTAAACAAAATAGATTTCGCATTAATTATAAATTGCCTATTATGTATTGCGTTAATTAAATTCATTTACTTTATTTTTAATTTACAACCTAGGCAAGTAGATATTCTAATATTATGCTCTTTACTTATGGTAGGAATATTTGTTCATTTTATAATTAAAAATACTTACGAGGACTAAAATAAACCGATTATAAGTATATTTAACCTATTGTATAATAGTCAATTTAGATATTAAAATAATGTTTATCTTTAATAAATTAATCAAAAAAACATGAGAAAATTACTTGCAATGCAAAGAACAAAAAGAATTATAAGCTCTGACTGGATTTTAATGGTACTATCATTTCACTTGTTACTACATGGTAATCCAGATCGTGCCACTACTATTATTTTATTAGTAGGATTGGTAAGTATGCTTTTATATACCGTTTATGATTTTTATAAGGACATTAAAAATAGAGAACATCAAAAGTTGAATACCACAGAAGAAGTTTAAATAAAACATTAAATAATAAAACGCCTTGTACGTAATATGAGGCGTTTTTAAATTCTAAACAAAAATGGAAAATTTATTAAAGTACGAACATATCATTGATCATACAAAAGAAGAATGGATTGCCCTAAAATTAAAATATAGTTATCGCTGCGTGTGTTGTGGCACTAGAAGTAATAAACTAACAAAAGATCATATAATACCAAAAAGTAAAGGAGGTAATAACACCATTGATAATATTCAACCGATGTGTCAAAGATGTAATTTAATGAAAGGCGCGAACGCAATTGATTATAGATCAGGTACGCCAACTGAAATTAAATTAGAGAATGACAATTCATTACCAGAAGAAACTAAAATTAGATTCCTATTTCGTTACTGTAATACTCTCCAAAAAAGATTAGACGATTTTGAAGCGAATAATTATCCAGAAGTGAATTCAACTGAAAGATTAAAAGATTTAAGTCAAATAGAAGAACTTAAAAAAGCATACAATAAGTTAAATACGAAATATAGTTTATTATGTAATGAGAAAGGATTTAACTCACATAGTACCAAAGAAGAGATAATAGAAAAATTAAAAAATGATAGAAACCAAACACATATTTTAAGCTACAAAAGATTAAAGGGTCAAAAATTCCATGCGATGATATTGGACAAATGGCTAATAGGTAAAGGCTTGT